TACATTGCATCGAGTGTCTTGGACGTTGTGATGAGGGAGGTGACATGAATTCAATCTGCATCATCCCCGCGCGCGGTGGTAGTCAGCGCATCCCGGGCAAGAATATCCGGGAGTTCCACGGCAAGCCCATCATTGCCTATAGCATTGAAGTGGCCAACCGTAGCGGGTTGTTCGATTTCGGTAATGTATGGGTATCCACGGATAGCAGAGAGATAGCCAGCATTGCTAAAGAATATGGGGCTCATTACATGATGCGCGATGCTGAATTAGCCCTGGACTTTGTTGGGACGCAGGAGGTAATGGTAGATGCGCTGCAAACGATTCGTAAAACGATGAAGTACCAGCTTGAGTCGTTCCCGGAATATGCCTGCTGCATTTACGCGACGGCACCTATGTTGACGACGCAAGACCTGCATCGCGGACTCAAGCTGTTGAAATCCAGCCGCTCCCTGGACTATGCGTTCTCTGTCGGGACCGAGCCATTGCACGATGCCGGCATGTTTTATTGGGGCAAAACCGAGGCCTTTCTGACTGGTGCGCCGCTGGTATCAGAGCGCTCCATCATGGTCCCCATCAGTTCGGATCGGGTGTGTGATATCAATACTGAAGAGGATTTTTTAAGGGCAGAAAGAATGTATTTGGCATTACGGGGAAAATGATGGATGTAAGATATATTAGTGATTATCCAGAGATGGAATTAAAAATATGGGAAATCACAGGATTTCGCTGTGGCCATAGGATTGCTGTAGCGTTTCCAAAAAGAGAGACAAGAGAATATATTGAGAAAATAATGGTAGCCTGCCCATACTGCGATGATAATTTTGATTTTAATTTGGGTACTACAACTGCCAATGGTTGGGTGCTAGTAGAGAGGAAACATTAATGACAACAGAACAGGAGCAATTTTGGAAAGGCGAATTTGGAAATTCCTACGCAAAAAGGAATTATGGCATGACACCAAACAATATCGCCTTTTTCGCCAGGGCACTGCAGCGTGCAGGGGCCATAAACAGCGTCATTGAGTTCGGTGCTGGCACTGGGCAAAACCTTGAAGCATTGTCTCGCCTGTATTCTTATCCTCAAGAGATGATCGGGGTAGAGATCAACGAACAGGCCGCCATGCAGAATAAGATAGGCAAGATACTGCGCATGTCTGCCCTGGACTACAGTCCTGCTGAGTATGGCAAAGCAGACTTGGTGCTGACCAAAGGGTTCCTGATACACCTCCCGCCTGATGATTTACCAGATATGTATGAGGTACTGTACGGGAGCACGCGCCGCTATATCCTGGTGTGCGAGTACTACAATCCGACGCCTGTGGAGGTGGACTACCGCGGCCACAAAAATAAACTGTGGAAACGGGACTTTGCCGGCGATCTCATGTACCGGTTCCCAGACCTGTGCCTGGTGGATTACGGGTTCGTGTATCACCGGGGCGCCTTCCCGCAGGATGATTTGACGTGGTTTCTATTGGAGAAATGACTATGAACCGCTGCAGCAAGTGCCTGATCCCCGATACCCGCCCTGATACTGCGTTTGTCGATGGTGTGTGCTTAGCGTGTCTCGCCTATCAAAAGCGGCCTGCCATTGAATGGGAGATACGGCGAAAGGAACTGAATTTGCTGCTGGAGAATCACACCAATAACGGCACGGGATTCGATTGTATTGTACCAAGCTCCGGGGGCAAGGATTCAACCTATCAAGTCCTGACACTGATTGAGCTGGGGGCCAAGCCCTTAGTCGTGACAGCATCCACTTGCCATCTGACTCCCCTGGGCAGGGCCAACATCGACAATCTCAAGCGCTATGCCACGACAATAGAGGTCACGCCGAACACCGAGGTCCGTGCCAAGTTGAATCGGCTGGCGCTGACGATGGTAGGCGACGTGAGCTGGCCAGAACACGCATCCATCTTTACAACCCCGTTTCGAGTAGCGATACAAACAGGTATCCCCCTGATCTTCTATGGCGAGAATCCGCAAAACCAGTACGGCGGACCGATGGCGAGCGTCGATGCCAGGGAGATGACGCAGCGATGGGTCACGGAGTTCGGCGGGTTCCTGGGGCTACGTGCCGATGACTTCGTGGGCATGGAGGGTATTACCCAGGATGACATGAACGACTACCGACTGCCGCCAGCAACTGATGTTATCCGTAACAAAATAGAGGCTCACTTCCTCGGACAGTACCTGCCCTGGGACTCCGAGCGCAATGCCAGGGTCGCACAGGACCATGGGCTCCGCTGCCAGAAACCGAGCATGGCCAATTACTGGGCGTGTGAAAACCTAGACAATGCCCAGACTGGACTGCATGACCATGTGATGTACCGCAAGTACGGCTATGGACGCATGGCGGCACAAGTCTCCGTGGACATCCGCAAGGGTTTGATCGACCGGGAGACCGCACTGGGACTGGTGAATGGTTGCGATGGTCTATTCCCCACCACGTATGCCGGCGTGGACCTATCGGAAGTGTTGGACCGGATAGGCATGACCAAGGCCGAGCTGATCGATGTGTTGGATCAGTTTACCAACTGGAGTCTATTTGATGGTGAGAAAGATCACAGACCGCTGTTAAAGGAGGACGCATGAGCCTAGCTTACCGCATCATCCCAACATTACTCTGTCGAGGCTCATCCCTTTACAAAGGCGAGCGCTTTGATTCCTGGCGCGAAGTCGGCCATGCCATGCAGTCTGTCCGAGTCCACCAAGCCAGGGGTGTCGATGAGCTGATACTGCTGGACATCGGCGCCACACCGGAAAGGCGGGAGCCTGACTATGAGATGGTCAAGCGCCTGTCTGAGGAGTGTTTCATGCCCCTGACTGTGGGTGGTGGAGTGAGCAAGGTGGAGCATGTGGACAAATTGCTGAGAGCGGGTGCGGATAAGGTGGCGATATGCACGGCTGCAGCGAGAAATTTAGTGCTTATTAACGAGATTTCAAGCAAGTTTGGGGGACAGTGCCTTGTAGTTGCCATAGACGTGAAAGGTAGGAAGGTGGCAACGCATTGTGGCGGCACACTGCTGGATACTTGTCCACTTGCTGGGATTGTAAGACTGGCACAAGAGGCGGCGTATCATGGCGCCGGTGAAATCCTACTGACCAGCATAGACCGCGACGGCACTCTCCAAGGCTATGACCTGGATCTGATTCGGGAAGTCTCCCAGGCAGTCAATATCCCTGTGATCGCATCGGGCGGTTGTGGGACGTACCAGCATATGTATGAAGCCATCCAGGCGGGTGCCTCGGCAGTCGCCGCGGGGGCCATGTTCCAGTTTACTGACGCTACGCCAAAAGGCGCAGCCAACTATCTCGCAGGCCAGGGGATGGAGGCGCGGGTGTGAGTGAGGTGGAACTGGTCAATGTCTATGATGTACAGGATTCTCCAGTTTTGTTGTATCGCTTGCTCCAAGAGCGATCGACCGAGGATGATCCCTATATCAATATCAGTCATCGTAAGTTGCCGACGTGGCGCGAGCACCTTAAATTTTTTGACTCGAAGCCCTATAGGCGTTGGTACTTGATACAGACTCTTGGGGAAAGATATGCAGGGACGTGTTACCTGACCAGACAGAATGAAATCGGCATTGTCCTGTTCCGCGAGCACCGAGGGAACGGCTACGGACTGCATGCGGTGAATAAACTGATTACTGAGCACAAGCCATTGAAGGCGATACCTGGTAAACGTTCTGGGCAGTTCATCGCCAACATTAATCCGAACAATCAGCGCTCCATTCGGATATTCCAGCGGCTGGGGTTTACGCATATTCAGAACACGTATGAACTATAGTTAGGGAGTGAAACCATGAGACCCCATATCATAGCCGAGCTATCCGCCAACCACTTGGGTTCCTTTAAAAGAGCGAGGAAGCTCATTGAGGTAGCGGCAGCGTGTGGTGCAGATGCGATAAAATTGCAAACGTATGACCACAGCGAAATGGTGGCCGGCGATTATGTGATTGAATCCGGTCCCTGGGCGGGGCAGTCACTGCTCAACCTGTACGCAGAAGCACAGACCCCCTGGGAATGGCACAAAGAACTGTTTGATTATGCCAAAAGCCTGGGGATCTATGCCTTTTCCTCCCCTTTTTCCAAGAAAGCCGTGGACTTCCTTGAGACCCTGGACTGTCCAGCCTACAAGATTGCCTCGTTTGAGCTGGTGGATATACCGCTGATTGAATATTGTGCGTCTACAGGCAAGCCTTTGATATTGTCCACGGGGATGGCTTATCTTAGTGAGGTTATTTATGCGGTAGTTGCTGCAGGGGTAGCAGGATGTACTGATATTACCCTGCTTAAATGCACCTCTGGTTATCCCTCAACTAATGCTGATGCCAATTTATTGGGTTTGGATACGCTCAAGGGATACGGTAAGATAGGGGTCTCAGATCACACGATTGGGAGTACTGTGCCAGTGGTTGCAACGGCCCTGGGCGCCACGATGATCGAGAAGCACTTGACCCTCTCCCGTGCAGACGGTGGACCCGATGCCTTTTTCAGCTCCGAACCCGATGAATTTAAACAGATGGTCGCGGACGTATACCAAGCCAGCCAAGCCCTGGGCCAGCCCGATATTGCTCTAAGGGTCAGCGAGCACCCACAAAAGGCATTGCGCCGATCCCTGTATTTCAATAAATCCATGAGCAAGGGGTATCAGCCACGCGAGACTGATTTTAAAACGGCACGTCCAGCCAAAGGCCTGCCTCCGAAATACTTACACGATATCCTCCACAAAACACTGAGAAAGAGCGTGAGAGCCAATGAACCAGTGACATGGGAGTGCTTTTGATTAGCCTGTTTACTCTGTCCAAAGAAAGTGTTTGACATTGTAACCGGGTTACGTATAATGTCTGTACTGACTTCATTTACTACTTATAGAGGGCAATCAGATGATCGTTAAACACATACGGACAGGACAGAGGTTTTTAGTCGAAAGCACCGCCCCAGCCCTTTACTGGGTGTATCCAGATTGCGATAAATCAAAGCCACTTACCTGGATAGGCAAGGAAGTAGTCGAAGTTGTTACTAACTGGTCTGACTTATAACAACCTTTCCACCATATAGAGGGATCCAGATATGACAAACGCACACGATCTTTTCCACTCAAACGACTGTATACATGAGCAGCTATCCCAGAAGGAATGGGATGAAGCAAGCAAGCGCTTATCTGAGGGTGCATGGGAAGACACTATTTACACCCTTTGTCGTCGCTGGGCGCAAGCCAATGCGCAAGAGGCAGAGGCGGACACGGAGAGCGCCTTGCGCCACCAGGACCACGACTATTGTCAGGAATAGTCACAATAACAACCCCTCACCCTATGACTAAAGACAAAACAGCCCCACAAAGAGTCGCCCGCTACAAGGATCGTATGCGGGCTAAAGGCTTTGTTACTGTAGAGGTCTGGGTCAAGGCAGAGGACCGGGACAATCTGTTAAAATATGTCCAGAAGCTTAGACAAGCGAAGGAGGACATAGGATGAGTAGCACTATGACAACCACTCACCGAAGTACAGACTCAGTACAAATAACCTATATTACAGCCCCATTACTCAAAATAGACTGGCCTCAACTCGCCAGGGACATGCAAGAGGAGGGCATGAGCTACGCACAACAGGCGCTCACCCTCAACATCACTGCATCATCCTACCAGCGTTACCTCCCCGCCCCTTCCAATCCTAAACCTGTCACTCCCCGATACGACATTGGCCATGCCATTATCTGTCTACACGCCAAGATATGCGGCATTAAGCTAACGCAACTGCGTTTGGAGCAAGCCATAGAAGTCGAATAGTTTAGGGGGATGACAGAGAAAACCAAGCGAAAAGTAGGACGGCCCTCGAAGTTTGACCCTGTGTTCTGCGAGCAGGTAGTGAAGCTATGCAGGCTGGGGGCAAAGGACGAAGAGATCGCCGATTTCTTTCACGTCACAGTAGCAACATTAAATACATGGAAATTAAAAGACCCTGTATTTCTAGAGGCCTTAAAAGAGGGCAAGAAAGAAGCAGATGCTAATGTAGCGAATAGCTTATATCACCGAGCGATTGGCTTTGAGCATGAAGATACCCACATCTCGAATTACCAGGGTGAAATCACAAAAACTCCCGTTACAAAACGATACCCACCTGATACCACTGCCTGCATATTCTGGTTAAAGAACCGGGATAAAGAGAATTGGAGAGATGTGCGAAGCAACGAACATACGGGCAAAGATGGTGGACCGATAGAGACAAAAGAGGTGGATGAATTTGACGCGGCACGTCGCATGCTGTTCCTCTTCGAGAGGGGGACCAGAGCAAAAGACGAGGAAATGCACTGATGCCCATGAAATCCAAAGGGGCCAAGCGTCGTATGGGCCGCAGAAAGCGGAAACCAGCCCGTACCGTAATGAGTTACTAACAGCGGGTCCGTCTGTTACGGCCATCTCCATAAGCAAACAGCACATAGCAGGAGGTTATCATGGCATACCGGAACAATATCACGACATCCAAGCACGGTCGCAGACTGGGCCTGGAACTGATGTCAACAGCGAAGTCAGGCGGTTCCCGCGGTCCGCAAGAGTACTTGGTGGGCCCGGAAGCTTTACGCGGCGCAGTTACCACGTCAGAGAGTACGGCAACCAATCTGCACCCGTTCGGTGTCAGCAAGCTGCTGTCCAGCTCAGCCGCATCGAGCCAGGTTTACACCATCGATCCACCGATCCCCGGTGTGATGAAGGTTATTGTGAATTCCACGGACTCGGTGTCCTATGTGAAAACTGCGAATAGCGAAACCATTGTCAGTACCAAGGGCTCGACTCACACGGTCATGGCCTTACCAGTCGGTGGTGGCGCCGTGTTTATGATGGGCTACACCACAGCGCAATGGGCAATCTTCCAGTCCACGGCAGCGGGTATTGCACTGACGACATCCACTTAAAGGGGGCAGTATGACGCTAAAGATCGCGCTAGTAGGTTCTGCCCCGTCATCCGCTGGTCTGGCGCCGTATCACAGCTCAGAGTGGCAAATCTGGGGGTGTTCCCCTGGGCTGTACGGTGTCGCGCCGCGCACGGATGCGTGGTTTGAGATACATCGCTATGAGCCGGGACAACCCTGGTTCAGTCCAGAGTATCAACAGTTCCTCGCTAATTACCCTGGTCCGGTGTACATGGCACGTCAAGAGCCGAGTATCCCTCACTGTATAGTGCCGGATAAAGAGGCATTAGTAGCGAAATATGGCCCGTATTTCTTCACCTCGAGCCTGGCCTGGATGTTCGCCATGGCCATGGAGGCCGGTGCCACATCGATAGGCCTATGGGGTGTGGACATGGCAGCGGATGAGGAGTATGGACTGCAACGCCCTGCCCTGCATTACTTCGCACAGATAGCACAAGCACGGGGTATTGAGGTCGGTGTGCCGCCTGAGTCTGACCTGCTTGTTCCTCCCGCCTTATACGGTTTCTGTGAGTACGATCACCACCATATCAAGCTACTGGCCAGACAGCGTGAGCTGGAGGACCGATTGCGAGCGGTGCAAGCCGAACGCCATAACAAAGAGACCGAGGAGCACTTTGTCCTGGGCGCATTGAGTGACCTGCGCTACCAGCAAAACACCTGGCTCAATGGTGCGGACAAGACCCATACGGCGCCGGCAGGGGCGCAGGAGTTGGAGCGTCAGCCTTCTGATAAGTCCAAGACAGTCACTAGGCTGGGGGATTATAATCACTTGCCTGAGATGGTTCCCCCCGGTGGCGCCATCTGGGTAGACGATGAGGGCCATCCAATGACAGCAGCAGGGGAAGCTGCATTTATAGAGCGCCTTAAAACAGCTAGGGATAAGCTTGATGCTGCGCCATATCCTGATCCTGAATTTGAGGCGGATGGTGTGGACAAGCACCCATACCCAGCCATGACTACCCCTCCGTCAACTGTCACCCTGGACGAGATGAATAAGGCATTGTTCAATGTGGACGATGCTGGCAGGAACATGACAGCTACAGAGGTGAAAGAAAAGACAGAGGAATACTTTAGGCGATCACGAAACGATGGACTAAATCTAGAAACAGGTGGCCTTACTAAAGAGGAACTACAGGCAAATCATGACGCGCTAACTGACACTTCTGTCCTAGGCCCAACTGTTAGGGTCAAAGGCAACGGCAAGGATCATGTCAGCGAGCCTTGATGAAATAGTCTCCCGCTTACGGGACAAGCCAGACGCTGAACGCCTGGCCGTGGTTAATCATGCCCTGGAGCAGACCAAGGACTATGTGTGGGTGCCCAATCCTGGACCACAGACTGAGGCCTATTTCAGCAAAGCTGACATACTGCTGTATGGCGGCGAGCCTGGTGGGGGTAAGAGTTCGCTTGTCCTGGGCCTCGCCTTCACTCAGCATCGCCGGTCGCTGATCCTTCGCCGGCAATACACGGATCTTGACCACTTGCTTGAGGAAGCACAGAAGTTTAACGGTGGCAAAGACGGGTATAACGGGTCTCCTCCTCCCAAGCTGAAACGGCCTGATGGACGGGTCATGGACTTTGGTGCCGCGGCCCGGGTCGGTGACGAGCAGCATTGGATGGGGCGACCGCATGACTTTATCGGCGTGGATGAGGCTACTCAGTTCGCTGAGCTGCAAATCCGCTTCCTGATGGGCTGGTGCCGTAGCGCCAAGGAGAGCAACGAAAAGCCACAACGGACGCGCGTTGTCTTGGCCACGAATCCCCCGCTGACAGCAGAAGGCTTGTGGATCACCGAGATGTTTGCCCCGTGGCTGGATGATAAATTCCCTGATCCCGCCAAGCCCGGTGAACTGCGTTATGCGATTGTCCCAGAGGATAAAGAGGTCTGGGTGGACGGTCCTGATCCGGTGTGGGATGAGGGGAAAAACAAATACCTGCAGCCGAAATCCTATACCTATGTCCCTGCCTCATTGAACGACAACCCTTTCCTCACTGGTACAGGGTACGAGAAGGACTTGGATGCACTGCCCGGTGAGATACACAGCGTCCTGATGGGCGGGTTCAAAAATACCTTCCGTGATGCGCCTGACCAGATTATCCCAACAGAATGGGTGAGACTCGCACAGCAGCGCTGGCGCCCTGAACCTCCCAAAGATGTCCCGATGTGCGCCATGGGCGTGGACTGTACGGGGGGCGGTACCGACTCAATGGTCATTGCTCCCCGGTATGACGGGTGGTATGCGCCATTTATTGAGATACCGGGCAAAGAGATGCCCAGGGATGCGATTAACAAGACCACTGCCGGCCATATCGTGTCCAATCGTCGTGATTCGGCTGCGGTTGTGATCGATCTCGGTGGTGGTTACGGTAGCGGCGCGTATGAAATCCTTGTGGATAATGAGATCGAGACCATCGGCTACAAGGGTGCTGAGACCAGTACCAAGCGTAGCCGTGACGGAAAACTGAAATTCACCAACACGCGATCAGCGGCCATCTGGTTATTTCGTGAAGCCCTGGACCCTGACCAGCCCGGGGGGTCTCCGATTGCACTGCCCCCGGACAATGAGGTGCTTGCAGATTTAACGGCCCCGACATTCAAGGTGAAATCCAACGGTATCCAGGCGGAATCAAAAGAGGATGTGTGCGACAGGCTGGGACGGTCAACGAATAAGGGCGATGCGGTGATACAGGCATGGCATTACGGACCCAAGGAAACTACGCATGCCCTGGAGTTCCTGAACCGCAAAGAGCAGAAGGCACTGCGGGGCCAAGCACCAAAGATCATCATGGGGCGTCAACACGCCAAGAGGAGGTAGCCATGTCAAGTTTAGTATCAGGAGGCGGTCTTTTCAGCAAGAGGGGCAGAAGGAATTTACAGAATATCCTCTCCGGCAATCCCGTGCTGGCGCCATTGAACACGATCATGGGCGGGGACGAGCCCGAGACCATTACTCCTCCCGCCGCGGAGCCCACGCCATTGATGCCGATACCCGATGAGGCTGCGGCAAAGATCAAGGCACAGAAGGGGCAAGTCAGCCGGCGCCGTCGCAAGCTGACACGTGCTAACACGATATTGAGCGACACATCGCAGACAGGGTTGGGCGGATGAATATCAAACAGCTGATCGAACAGGTTGGCGGTCTTTTCACCAAGCGCTCCCGGTATGAGCACTTGCTGCAGGAGATCGCGGAGAATTTCTACCCTGAGCGGGCGGACTTCACTGTTATCCGCGACATCGGGGATGAGTACGCCTCCAACCTCTCATCCAGCTATCCCCTATTGGTGCGGCGTGAATTAGGCAACCAGATTGGTATGTTCCTGCGGCCTACGGATAAAGCGTGGTTCCATATGGGCCTGGTTGACGAAGAGCGCGAGGACAATGACTCCAAGCGCTGGATGCAGTGGGCAACCAACACCATGCGCCGCGCTATGTACGATAGACGGACGCAATTCACCCGTGCAACCAAGGAAGGGGACCATGACTATGCGGCATTCGGACAGAACGTGGTGTCCTGTCGGCTGAACCGTGACGCCGATGGATTGCTATACCGTGACTGGCATCTACGTGACTGCGCTTGGACGGAGAACGAGGAAGGTGGGTTCGCTATCTTTGCGCGCAAATGGAAGCCCCAGGCTCATGAGCTGTACCGCTTGTTCGGGGACCGTATTGGGCAAAAGGCTGTCGATAGGGCGACCAGGGAGCCGTTCAGCACGATTACCTGCTATCACATCATGATCGAGGCTCATCTGTATGACGATGACGCCAAGGGGCGTCCGTATTGGTCGATCTACTACAACCTGGACGATGAGCAGGAGATTGAGATCGTACCCCAGTGGATCAATGAATATAACATCGCACGGTGGCAGACAGTCTCTGGATCACAATACGCCTACTCCCCTGCAGCAATAGCAGGGCTCCCGGACGCCAGGCTGATCCAGGCCATGACCTATACCCTGCTTGAGGCGGGTGAGAAGTTCACCAACCCGCCCATGATCGCAACCCAGAACGTGGTGAAATCGGACATTTCGATCTATGCCGGCGGCGTAACCTGGGTGGACCAGGAATATGATGAGCGCTTGGGCCAGGCCTTGAGACCCATAACCCAGGACTACAAAGGCATGCCGATGGGTGTTGAGATGTTGCGTGACACACGCACCATGCTTACTGATGCGTTCTACCTGAACAAACTGGCCTTGCCTCAGCGCGAGGCGGACATGACCGCGTATGAGGTCGGGCAACGGGTCCAGGAGTACATCCGCGGTGCGCTGCCAATCTTTGAGCCCATGGAGATGGACTACAACGGTGGTCTGTGCGAACTGACATTCGAGACCATGTTGCGGGCGGGGGCGTTTGGTGATCCCAGGAACATGCCCAGAAACCTGCAGGGCGCTGAGTTCCATTTCCGTTTCGAGTCTCCCCTGCATGATGCGATTGAGCAGCAGAAGGGACAGAAGTGGCTGGAAGCCAAGGCGATTATCGCCGAGTCGGTGGCCCTTGACCCGAGCACGGCAGGACTCCTTGATGCCAAAGAGGCCTTGCGCGATGTCCTTGAAGGAATCGGCACACCTGCCAAGTGGATGCGCAGCAAGCAAGCGGTTACTGCGTATGAGCAACGAATCCGGGAACAGCAAGAGAGCGAGCAAATGCTGGCCGAGATGGAGCAGGGTGCTGGTATTACCGAAACATTAGCCAAGGCCAATACTGAGTTGGCCAGGACGGGCACGTGACAAAACGCAAGACAGTAACAAAGCCGCAAAAGGAAAATCCAAACCGGCCAAGCAACAAAGAGCCGGCACTGCACAAAGAGCCGTATGCGCCAGCCGAGTTTGAATTAGCCGATGCGGTGTCATTGCAAGCCCTACAGCGGGGGCAGGCGACGGAGGACCAGCAGAAACGCGCCCTGGACTGGATTGTCAGAACAGCCGCCTGTACCTATGACCTGTCCTATCGTCCGACCAATAACGGGGATACCGATTTTGCAGAGGGCAAGCGTTTCGTGGGCCTGAGCATCGTCAAACTACTGAACATCAATACAGCAAAGCTGAGAGGAGAGAGCAATGTGGCTTAAATATTTACGCAAGTGGCAAGAGGAAGAGGCCGGCGGTGAGGGTGGCGCCGGCGAAGGTGCCGAGGGTGACGCTGGTAATGCTGGTGAAGGCGGAGAAGGCGGAGAAGGCGGTGAGGGTGGAGAAGGCGGTGGTGTAACCCCTAAGTGGCCCGATAACTGGCGTGAGCTGTATGCCGGCGACGACAAAAAGAAACTAGAGGGACTGTCCCGATTCCGCTCCCCGGAAGCTGCGTTTGACTCGTATTTCTCCGCCCAACAGAAAATCCGCGAGGGCGTGCTTAAATCCGCCTTGCCCGAGGACGCGACCGAGGAACAGTTGAAGCTGTGGCGCGAGGAACACGGTATCCCAGAATCACCAGAGAAATATGACCTGACATTCGATGATGGCACGGTGATCGGCGAAGAGGACAAGCCCGCTATCGATAGCCTGCTCAAAGCAGTGCATGGATCTCACTTCAACAACGACCAGGCCAAGGCCGTGATCAAGTGGTATTACAGCGAGCTTGAGGAACAACAGGCAGCAGAGAAGGAAGCGGACGCGGCACACAAGACCGAGACTGAGGACGCGCTGCGTGCGGAGTTCGGTGCGGACTACCGGCGCAATGTGAACATGGTGCATGGTCTGCTGGATACCGCGCCCGAAGGCTTAAAAGACCGGATACTGGGCGCCCGCGATGCCGAGGGTAAAGGCCTGTTCAATGATCCTGACTTCAATAAGTTCATGGTGGACCTTGCCCTCAAGATCAATCCAATCAATACCCTGGTGCCAAATAATGGCGGTGACATCATGGGATCGATTGAAAGCGAGCTGGCCAAGTACACGGAATGGATGAAAGCGCCGACAGGCAGTGAGGACCACAAAAAGTACTGGAAGGATGAGAAGGTGCAGGAACGCTATCGTCAGCTGTTAGCGGCCAAGGAGAGAAGTGCGGCATAAAAAGAGCGGGCCCGAAGGCCCGCCTAGGTTATGCCGTCATGGCGCGAATCTGATCAACGGTTTCCGTCACCTTGTTGGAGGTGCTGACATACGAGCACCATCCAGCATCGTCTGGCCATACCTGCACGATGACCATGCTCCCATTGACTGCCCAGAATTCCAGCTCAGTATCATTCGGACCCTCACAGGAGTTGATACAGCAACCGCCAAGTTCATCGCGCATGACGCCGTTGATCTGCTTTCTCACTGATCTGTTCATGATGGTTCTCCAAGTTGTTAAAGAACTGCCAGCGCTCACTGGCAACCCTATTATACCAAACGGGTTTTTGAGAAATTGCTGATTTGCCTATAACTATAGCGTTTGCGGGAGCTACGGTCATTGATTTCATTGAGAAAAGAAATTGCTTGACACGCACTTGGCCAAATTCCGAAAACCTAACGCAACGGCGTTTGCTCCTTTATCAGTCCAGTGATACATAGAATAGGACTCTGCTTATTTGAGCAGACATTTATGTACCAAAGCACGGCCCCGGAGGGTCGAAGCCAGCCCCTGATAAGGCAAACCTGGCGACGGCAGCGACGGCCAACCCGATGCACGGTTACGACAACGTAGCAAAGGAGGCCGACAATGGCTGATACAGCATATCAAACGCAGTACCGCCAAGAGTTCATTGCGGGATTCGAGCAGAGACAATCTATTCTGCGCGAGACCGTGACGACCGAGGCGGTCTTTAAAGGCAACCAGGCTGTGTTCCTGGTCGCTGATTCGGGTGATGCGGAGGCTGTCAAGCGTGGTGTCAATGGTCTTATCCCAGCGCGAGCTGACGATAACACCCAGAACACGGCGACCTTGGAAGATTGGAACGATCTGGTCCGCAAAACCAATTTCAACGTGTTCGCATCGCAGGGCAATCAACGCCAGATCATGCAACAGACCACCATGGGCGTGGTCAACCGCAAGATCGATCAGACGATTATCACTACCGCTAATACCGGTACGGTAACAGTCGGGACAAGCTCCACTATCCCCTCGGTGAGTACGTTCCAACACGCGCGCGTTAAGTTATCCAATGCGTCCGTCCCCTGGGACTCGAACATCACTCTACTCTGCCAACCGTCCTTTTTGGCATACCTGGAACAGGCGCCTGAATTCGCCAATGCCGAGTATATCAATCTGAGGCCGTATGCCGGACAAGACCCATCGTGGCGTGACAAGCCGATGGCCTACCGGTGGCGCAATGCCCTTATCTGTGAACATCCCAACCTGCCTGGCAAAGGGACATCGAGCGAGAAATCGTTTATGTACCATAAGTCAGCGATTGGGCATGCCGCTAACACTGATGGCATGGACTCGATGGTAGGGTTTGACGAGGAGCAAAACTACTCGTGGGCGCGGTGTACCATTTTCATGGGTGCCGTATTGATGCAAAACGCTGGTGTTGTCGTGATCACTCACGATGGCTCTGCTTACGCTTAAAGGAGGCTGACCATGGCTTACAGTGGATCAACAGCATCGTCATCGGTTGCCAATCCTCCGTCACTGATCGGCGGCCCTCTGACACGGGGCTCCAGCTCAGGACCAAACCCGCGTGGTGGACAAACGTGGCACTACACGTCCACGGACGGGTCAACCGTCACCTCCGCGTCTGCCTATTTTACCGATGCTTGGTATTTGGGTATGCGTCCGAGTGACGTGATTTTTGGCACCTACCAAAGTTCGGTCGGTTCTACTGACCGGTATTCTTATCGATTGATTGTGACGTCTGTCACGACCGCTGGCGCAGTGTGTTCGACTGCCCAGATGTCAACAGGCTAAACCTCCAATCGGTATTGACACCAGGGGAGGGCAACTTCCCCTGGTTTTCCCTTGAGGAGGCACTATGCCCGCAGTCGAGAGAGCACAACCTATCCGCCCTATCCGTATGGGGCAAGCCGAACATGAACGCAATTACTGGGTGATTACTACCGAGCCCGAAATTACCAAAGACGACTTACTTAACCCGGAATACTGGGCTAATGTCAGCAACCGACTGAAACCCTGGGACCGCATTGAGGTCCGCTCCGACGATGGCGCGATATTCGCAGAGCTGGTGGTGATTTCCAGCGGTCGCGTGTGGGCACGAGTTGAATGCCTGCAGTTCTACGACTTTGCCAAGAAGGTCAAACTCTCCGAGGTTAAGGAGGATGACCGGTATGACGAGTTTGAAGTGAAGTATGCCGGTCCCAAGATCAAATTCCGTATCATCCGTAAAAAGGACCAGGAGATGATCAAAGAGGGCATCCAGTCCAAGGATGAGGCCAATGCCTTCCTGAAACAGTATTTGAGTACCATTTACAAGTGAGCACCAGCAAACTCGAACTGTATAACGACGCGCTTATGATCTGTGGTGAGCGATTGCTGCATACCACCACGGGTCTGACCGAAGAGCGCGAACCTCGCCGGCTCCTGGACCATGTGTGGGACAGCGAGGGTGTCGATGCTTGCCTTGAAGCAGGACAGTGGAAGTTTGCCATGCGCACGGTAATGATCGATTACGATCCTGATATTACCCCTGAGTTCGGGCTTCAACGCGCTTTCGCTAAGCCAGATGACTGGATCAACACCTCAGCGTTATGCAGTGATGAGTATTTCAACGTACCACTGCTGCAGTATGTCGATGAAGCCGGGTATTGGTATGCGGAGCTGGACACGATCTACGTGCGGTATGTGTCCAATGATGCTAATTATGGGGGGGATCTGTCTCTATGGCCGTCCCGGTTTACCAATTATGTGGCCGCTTACTTTGCCGATAAGATCATCCTAAAACTGACCAGCGATAAGGAGAGGATTGATAAAGTCGAAAAGAAACTGGAAAAGAATCTCCTCCTGGCCAAGTCCAGTGACGCCATGGCCGGACCTACGGTATTCCCCCCTCAAGGCGGGTGGAGCCAATCCCGCCAAGGCTACTCACGATCCCGCCGGGACAGGGGCAGTCGTGGGCAGCTGATAGGATAGTCCCATGGCAAACATTGCCCTGCTGGCTTTTAACCGGGGGCTGGTGTCGAAGCTAGCCCTGGCCCGCACGGACATCGAACGGGTTGCCCTTTCCGCCGAGACTATGACCAACTGGATACCCAGGATATTGGGTTCCATGATCCTGCGTCCTGGGAGAAAGTATCTGGGCACGTCCCTGGATGACAACGCCGCCAATTACCTGCCTTTTATCTTCCGCACCAGCGACAAGGCTGCGATCGAGGTGACTGACCTTAACGTCCGTGTGTGGGTGAACGATGCGCTGGTGACGCGGGCCAGCGTTTCCACGTCAGTCACTAACAGCGGCTTTGACTCGGACGTGACAAGCTGGACGGACAACGACGAATCTGGCGCCACGTCAGTCTGGGTGACGGGTGGCTATCTGGGGCTGACCGGGAACAGTACCGCGACCAACGCCGCCAAACGGGAGCAACAGATCACCGTTGCCGGCGCAGACCAGGGGGTAGAGCATGCCCTGCGCATTGTTATCGAGCGCGGTCCTGTGACCCTGCGCGTGGGTTCTACTTCTGGGGATGATGATTATATCGCGGAGACTACCCTGCGCACGGGGGAGCATTCCCTGGCCCTGACCCCGACCGGGGACTTTTATATCGAATTCTCCTCACGCCTTAAACGACAAGTGCTGGTCAATTCATGCACTGTCGAATCCTCTGGGTTCATGGCGATTACCGCACCGTGGGCTGAGGCTGATCTTGGGAAGCTGCGATACGACCAGTCCGGGGACATTGTGTTTATCGCCTGTGATGGGTATCAGCAGTATCAAATCGAGCGCCGGTCCACCACGTCATGGTCTGTCGTTAAGTACGAGCCCGAGGATGGCCCGTTCCGCAATATCAATGTCAGCACAGTGACGATCACGCCTGGCGCCCTTTCCGGTAACACGACGTTGACCGCCTCCAAGCCAATATTCAAGAGCGATCATGTGGGGGCGTTGTTCCGCCTAGCCTCAAGTGGGCAGAAGGTCGAGGCCGATGTCACAGCGGAGAATCAGTTTACCAGCGCGATCAAGGTGACTGGCGTGGACTCTCAGCGCGTGTTTACCATTATCCGTGCTGGAACATGGAGCGCGACTGTCACTCTGCAGCGCTCACTGACATCAGATTCCGGGCCGTGGGAAGATGTGACCACGTATACGACCAATGCGACGATCACCTATGACGATGGCCTGGACAACCAGATCGCGTGGTATCGCATCGGGGTCAAGACCGGAAACTTCACGTCTGGGACCGTCGAGCTGACCCTGGACTATGCCATTGGCTCGGTATTAGGCATTTCCCGGATAACAGGATATACGAGCAGTACCGTGGTCGATGTGGAGGTTATTGTTGATTTTGGCAAGACCGATGCGACCGAGGACTGGTATGAGGGAATATGGTCTACCCTGCGCGGGTATCCTACCGCTGTGAGACTTGCGGAAGGCAGGTTGTGGTGGTTCGGTCGCGATAAGGTCAATGGCTCGGTCTCTGACAGTTTTGACTCTTTCGATGACAATGTGGAGGGAGATTCCGGGCCGATCAACCGTACAGTCGGGGGCGGAGCGGTCGATACCATCAACTGGGCGATGTCACTGCAGCGGCTGATCATCGGGGCGGAGGGGGCGGAGTTTCAATGCAAGTCCTCGTCCTTCGATGAGATTCTTACCCCGACCAATTTCAATCCCAAGCTGGCATCAACCCAGGGTTCTGCCGCGGTCGGTAGTGAGCAGATCGACAAGATTGGTGTCTATGCGCAGCGCGGCGGGACACGACTGATGGAAATTTCGCTGGGCGATGACCTGGAGTATGGATCGAATGACCTGAGCCTATTAAATCCAGAAGTCTGTAAACCCAGGATCGTGCGTATCGCGGTACAACGCCAACCGGACACCCGGATACATTGTGTCTTGTCCGATGGGACCGTGGCCATGATGGTGTTCGACCGGGCGGAGAAAGTACAGTGCTGGCTCAAGATCACGACCAATGGGCTGATCGAGGATGTTCTTGTGTTGCCGGGTGACGAGGGTGACGATGAGGACCAAGTGTATTATCACGTCAACCGGACGATCAATGGGGCGACGGCGCGCTATCTCGAGAAGTGGGCGTTAGAATCGGAGTGCGAGGGGTCTACCCTGAGCCGTAACCTGGATTCCTACGTGGAGTACTCCGGGGTATCGACCACGACCATCGGCGTACCCCATCTTGAGGGGGAGACCGTGGCCGTCTGGGCCAATGGCAAAGACCTTGGGACGTATACTGTGAGCAGTGGGCAGATTACCGGGCTGTCAGAGGCCGTGACCGGCGCGATTGTCGGACAGACGTACACAGCTCAATGGAAATCCACGAAACTGGCCTATGCGATTCCAAGTGGGACGACATTACTCAGGAAAAAACGCATTACCCATCTTGGGGTGATTTTGCTCAATACTCACTATCAAGGCCTCAAGTACGGCCCGGATTTTGATACCCTGGATAATATGCCGCTGGTGAAGGACGGCGCGAACCAAGCCGATGACACGGTACACAGCACGTATGATGAAGAGCCCTTTGAGTTCCAGGGGACGTGGGATTCTGATGCGCGGTTATGTTTACAGGCAACCGCCCCAAGACCGGTCAATATTCTGGCAGCCGTATTAGAGGTGGAATCGCATGGAAAAGGCTGAGATTGTGAACGCGAATCCTGATCTGATGCAGCGGTTTTATGGGGAGCCGCCGGCAAAGACCGTGCGGGCCAAAGTCGTGGTCCGTGGCGAGGAGATTCTGGGGGTGGTAGGCACCTACCTGGATGAGGGTCTGACCATCCTATTCTCTGATTACACGGATGAGCTTCGAGCCCATTACAAAGTGGCCCTGCTCAAATCCGCCAAGGCGGCGTTGCGCACGATAGACAAACGGTTCCCCGTGATTTCCCAGGCGGACCCGGAGATTCCAGGATCAGGGAAGTTATTGCAGCATTTAGGTTTTGAGCCTTTGGTCGAGGAGATATACCTATGGCGCAATTAGCGGCACTGATGGGTGGGATGAGCATGCTGGCGAAAGCGCGTGGGGCGATTGATGCTTCACGGACAGCCGAGTGGTCCGGTGAGCAAGAGCAAATCGCCAAGGAGTATGAAGCGGCGGAACTGGACCGCGCGGCAGGGCAGTCGATTGCTGCTTCCCAGCGTTCAGCGGCTGAGCAGCGTCGAATTGCCCGTTATGCAAGTTCCCGGACCTTAGCCGTCGCGGCGGCGAGCGGCGGCGCCGATGATCCTGGCGTGATCAATATCATGGCGGACCTGGATGCAGAAGGGGCTTACAGGGCGGCGGTAGCCATGTACCAGGGTGAGGAGCAGGCCCGGTCCTATCGCACCAGTGCCAATCTACGCCGGCATGAGGGCAGGCTTGCCAAGGAGGCGGGACAGCAGCGGTCGCGTGCGCTGCGCACCCAGGCCGTGGGGTCACTGATGGAAGGTGGCGCATCGATGTTCACTAAATTCGGGACAGGATAATGCCGAAACTACCCGACGCACAATCGTTAGGACAGCGGCCAACCCCTTCGCCGGCCATGGCCAATGCCCGCTATCAGCCTACAACTGGGGCGGAGGATGCCCAGGCGCGGGCTCTGATGGCGTTCGGTGATGATATGGGGCAGGTCAGTGACCAACTGTTCCGTGCGCAGGAGAAAATAGACACGCTGAGGGCGGAGGAGGCCTTTACCGAGCTACGCAATCAGCAGCTGGACATGACGAACGGGGAGGAGGGCTTTGCCCAGCGCCGAGGCCGGGATGCCCTGGGTAAACCGTTTATCGATGATTATGTGCAACGCTTCGACACGGCGACAGAGACCATCGGCAATAAGCTGGATGATAGAGCACGTAAGCTGTTCAATAAGCGCTCACAAGTCGCAAAATTGCAGTACCGCCAAGACCTGTTGGGGCACTCTGCGAAAGAGGCCGATACCTATGCCCGGCAAGTGTTCGAGTCCTCTCTGGATAGCGAGATCAAAAACGCCTCCAACCACTGGCAGAATCCCAAGGATGTCGCCTTGTCTCTTGAGCGTATCAAGTTCGTGATCAGTGAAGAAGCTGACCGTCTGAACCTGCCGGCCAAGAAAACCAAGGCCTTGAGGGATGATGCGATCTCGAAAGTCCATGCCAATGTGATCGAACGCATGCTGATCAATGACCAGGATTTGGCGGCATCCGTGTACTACCAGGGGAACAAGAAGCAGGTCATGGGCGATGACGCGGCGCCGATTGAAAAGGCCTTGGCCGAGGGCAGTCTACGTGGAGAGTCCCGGCGCAGAGCGGATGAGATTTTTGGCAAGTACCAGACCGAGGGGCAGGCCTTGGCCGAAGTGGACAAGATCAAAGACCCGAAAGTAGCGGACGCCACTCGTCAACGGGTCAAGCAGAAGTATGCCGACGATCAAAATGAGTACAAGCTGTCCCTGGAAAAAGCGTACACCGATGCCCTACAGACGGTAGAGGCGTCGGGATCAACGGACAATATCCCTCCCAACAAGTGGGTCAATGTGCTGACCGAGGACCATCGAAAAGCCTTGGAGAAGCGCGCGGCGGAGATACGTGAGGGGAAAGAGCCTGAGCTAAACAAGGACAAGTGGATGGCCTTCCTGGACCTACCGACGAATAAGTTAGCTGCCCTGAACCAGGATGAGGTAGACGTGAATTACTTAATGCACTTTGACCGTGATCGCCGGATTGAAGCGTTAAACCGCTGGCAGTCCGCGCGCAAGTCCTTGCAAGGCGATCCCATGGCGAAAGTCGAGCATGCCAGCACGATACAGTTCGATGACATTGTGGACGGCCTGGCCCGACAGATGAATGTCCTGCCCAAAGGGAAGTCAAAAGCCAAGCTCTCGCAGGAGCAGTGGACGCGCTACAACGCGCTACGCACGGGAGCTGATACAGAGATCAAGCAGTTTGAGCGTAACGAGCTGGGCGGGAAACGCAAAGCGACCAGTGAAGAGATGACTAAGATCGTCAACCGGGTCATGGCCAAGCAGGTATTTGTCGATGAGTGGGGAACAGACCCACAACGGCCAGTCGTGACCCTGACAGAGGAGGAGCGTGGTCAAGCGTACATCCCGATCAAAAAGATACCAGCCGAGTCGGTGCTGGCGCTGCGTCGCAAGGCTGAGGAGATGGGTATTACCATCAACCAAAGGCAGATTGAGAGAGCGTATGCGGCGGCGGTCATGGACTCGCCGGATGAAGTGATTATTGGCATTTTGGAGGGCAGATAATGGGCGAGCTGTCCAAACTGATCACAGGACCGGCAGAACCCAAAGCCCCTGACCAGCCAACCGGTCTGGCGCAACAGATCCGAGGGGGGCCGAGTGACGCGACGCGCATGGACCTGTCGATGAAAAACGCGGAGTCACCGGATACCGCGGCCCGCATCCTCAAAATGCAGCAACGCACAAGACTGCCCCTTGAGGTGATCTCCCAGAACCTGGAGATGATTGAGACCGAGGCCAAGTCCAAGGACTTTGACCGCGATGCGTTTGCCCGGGAAAACCCGATTGTCTCGAAATGGTTAGGGGAAAACCCGCAGCACGCAGCGCTGGCTCAAGATGATTTCAATAATCTGGGTACGTTTGAATGGTTGTTAAAAGCCCCTGCCCGTGCGTTTAAACGCGGACAGCTGCAAGTCGAGGCCGGCACCCTGTCCTATCAGTCCCTGTACGGCGATCTGACCCCGGAACAAGAGGCCAGGATGAAGGAGGCCCATGAGGGGTCCATGGCTGGCGGTGAGTTGGGCGCGGAGGGGTTTTTCGGTCGTGCCGCGGTCGGTGGTGCGCAGTACCTGCCTCAGTTCCTGGAGCAGACTAGGCGCGGTGCGGAAACTGGCCTGACCCTGGGCATGGGGATGGGTGCGATTACTGCTGCAGCAGGACAGGCCGGGCCACAAGTCGCAGCGCCCGAGGAATTGATTACCGTTCCTGCCGCCTTCTTTGGTGGTCTGGGGGTAGGGATGCTTAGTGAGTCCGCCATGTTCGGTTTTCAGCAAGAGGCGGGGCATGCCTTCCTGGAGTTCAAGGAGTTCAAGGATGACCAAGGCCAACCCCTAGACCCGGAAATTGCCAGGGTTGCGGCGATGGTCGCCGGATCGATGAACGCCGCCCTGGAAGCCGTGCAGTTAAAGATATTGATCAAGACCATCCCCGGCGCCGACAAGATGCTGGGCCAGGGGCCGAGAGAGGCTATCAAAGCCTCCCTCAGGTCGCCTACGATACGCCAGGCCATGACCGATATGTTGAAGGAGTATGGCGGTGCGCTCACGAAAGAAACCGCCACAGAAGTCCTCCAGCGGGCTGTCACGATACTTTCCGGGGAGGTGGGTAAGGCATCGAGCGGTCAGAACTTCCAGTACAAAGCCCCTGGGGAGATCGGTGAGGAACTACTTGAAGAGGGCGCGGGTGCCGTTGAGTCGTTTTTCTTCCCCTTGATGCCGGGCCCGGGTGTGCGTGGCGGGATGAACGTGCGTCAAGCGAAACAGGCCAAACAACAACAGCAATACTTTGAAGCGCTCGGAGAAACAGCGGCAAACTCCAAATTAAGAGAGCGGCTTCCTGAGAAATATCAAGAGGTTATCGACCGTTTGACGAAAGAGGGTCCGGTGGAAACCGTGTATGCGCCGGTCGAATTCTTCCAGGAATACTGGGAAAGCAAGGGGCTGGACCCCCGGCAGGTAGCCACAGAAATGTTGGGGAATTCTGAGGCGTATGACGAGGCTTTACAGACTGGCGCCAAACTGGCCATCCCGACAGGTATCTACGCGAGGCGCATTGCCCCGACCGAGCATAATGCCGCCTTCTCCCGCGAAATGACGTTCTCCCCAGACGCATTGAACCTACGGGAAACCGAGGAAGTCGAGAAGCAGCTGGGTGAGACTGCCGAGGAGATGGATATTACCGAGCCGTCTACGGACGTGCGCGAGGACGTGCTGGGGCAATTACAGGGTGCTGGCTTTGATCCTGGGACTGCGGAGGCCTATGCCGACTTGTACGGGTCTACATTCCGCGCCCTGGGTGAGCGTACCGGCCAAGACCCCATGGCCTTGTATCAACGCTATGGACTGGGAATAACCCGCCCCCTGCCCGATGTGCTGCAGGATGTGGGCAGAACCGACGCGGTGGACGTGATGCTGGACCGGTTGCGCACCGGCAAATTGCCGACCGATACCGAGATTTTTGGCCAGTCCTTGACCCAGTTCCTGAAAAAGCAGGGCGGACTACAGGACCAGGGTGGAGAATTGGCGGCCCGTGACCTGAAAAAGGCTGTCCGCGGCCTGGTGAAGGAGACCGGACGGACCCTGGATGACGCGGCTGAGGTTGCAGTACAGGCCGGATACCTGACCGAGCGTGATCCCAATGCCTTGCTGGCGGCTATCGATAAAGAGCTGGGTGGCCAGGCGGTGTACGCCGGCACTCCTCAGACCACCATGCTGGACATGCGCACGGCCATGGAGCAGCTGCAGGAGTACCTGGATGCCGCCAATATCAACCTGGAGGAGACCGACAACGCCACGATCAAAAAGCTGTTGAGAGAGGCTGGTACCGAGGGGACAGGGCAAGAGCTTGAGCAATCCACCCAGTCCGAAGCCTTCAAAAAATGGTTCGGGGACTCCAAGGTGGTGGATGAGGATGGCGAGCCATTGGTGGTGTATCACGGCACCACGCATGACATAGAGTCATTTACCCAAGATCGCGGCAACCTGGAGAATGATCTTGGCATAGGTTATTACTTCACCACTTCACAGGACGATGTATCAATCAATTACGCAGGCGAGGGTCCAGATTTAACGCAGCGCATTGAGTTGCTTGCCCAGCGCATTGAAAGCGAGCAAGAGATAGAAATGGACGAGGCGCGCGAGCAGGCGCGGAAACAGTTATCTGGTGGTTCGCCCAATGTCATCCCTGCGTACATATCATTACAGAACCCCGTTATCTTCGGCGGGGAAAATGAAACCCAGCTTGGCGGTATCGAATTTGATGAGGAAACCGGGGAGGAGTCTGGGCCTGGTGTTGACCTGTTTAATGCTCTTGAGATGGTGGCTACAGAATTTGATGATGTTGATGCGCCCAAGATTTGGGATGACATTTCTGACTATGTTATGGATGGCATAGGGGTGAGTGAGTTGTTTGCTCAGATTAAAAAATCAGAAGGCGCGGCATATCTTACCAATGAAAACGGTGAACTGGCTGTTGGGGAATATATCCGCCGGGTATTTGAATACTTGGACTATGACGGCATTATTGACAACACTGTTGATGAAAAATTTGGTTCATCCAGGAAGATGGGTAAAAAAATGGAGGGCGTTTACCCGGATACTGCGCACATCATTGCCTTTAAGCCTGAGCAAATCAAATCCGCCATTGGCAACCGAGGCACCTTCGACCCTGCCGACCCGCGCATTCTGTTCCAGGACATGACCGGCTCCCTGGAGGTATTTCTTGGCAAACAGGAAACCGCGCGCCAACGTCGCCGGCAAGCCGCCCAACTGACCATCGGCATGAGAACCCAGGATGATAAGGTCATCGCCGGAAAGCCCGGACAGATGCACTTTAACCTAATGCAGGATCATCCCAAGGCCGCGAAAGGGGCACAGATGGGCTTTGTGGATAAGGATGGAAAATTCTACTCCCGTGCCGAGGCCGCGCAGGCGTTCGGTGTATCGGACTCCAAAGAGCTGTTCCAGGATGCCCCCATGTTCTACTCCGCTGTGCTGGATGCTGCCGAGGCGATCAAGCAGCCCAAAGGCAGCCCGGATCAGATGCTGGCTCAGATCAAAAAGACCCCCGGTGTTAAGCAGGAGGAGCTGGACTGGATTGGCCTTGAGGCATGGATGAAGGAACAGGGCAAGAGCGTGACTAAGCAGGAGGTCGCTGACTTTATCCGTGCCAACCAGATCGAGGTCGAGGAGACCGTGCTTGGCAAGTCGGACGAGCAGGCAAATCTTGAGGCGGTACAGGACAAGTTTGTAGATGTGTTCATGGCACAGAACTGGGACCGTCGCCAAGCCCGTGAGGCAGCGTATGAGGCTGTGCGCGGAGAATTCACTAAGGCGCAGATTAAGCGCTTCACTCCTGAGCAGCATGCGGTCATTGCCGAAATCAAAGAGGCCTACGAGGCCAGAGAGGCCGCCGTTCAGGAAGTTGGAGAAGGACCAACAAAATTCGACGAATACCAGCTACCCGGTGGTGAGAAGTATCGGGAGCTGTTACTGAGGTTGCCTAAACTTGGTGTTTCCGGTGGACTCAAAGCAATCACGCTGCAAGAGGCGGATGATCTAATAACCAACAACGAGGCGGTGGAAATTAGACGCAATGGCCAGTTTGTTGGCAATGCTATCAGTGCGTTTGGACTTGATAAATACCGAGAAGATAAAACAGTAACATTCCATCATTATGTGGTGCCTGACGCCAAAGATTTTACCTCTGGCCACTTCGACCAGCCCAACATCCTTGCCCACATCCGCTTTAACGAGCGCACCGATGCCGAGGGCAAGCGCGTCCTGTTCATTGAGGAAGTGCAGAGTGATTGGCATCAGAAGGGGCGGAAAGAGGGGTACGATACCGGAGAATCAGCCAAGCAGCTTGATGCGGCCCAAAAAGAACTATCCGAGGCAGAGCAGGCTTATGATGAAAGAATAAAACAAATACCGAAAAAAGAATTTGCGGCGATGAAGCTATCAGAAGTACAGGCTCTCCAGGAGGCTGAGCGTGTAGCTGCTGCGAAAGAAAAGGTATTTAGATTGCAGCGCACGGACGCAGTCCCAGACGCCCCTTTCAAAACCACATGGCCCCTCCTTGCCATGAAACGCATGATCCGCTATGCCGCTGAGAATGGCTTTGAGCGCATTGCCTGGACGACTGGTGAGCAGCAGGCAGAGCGGTATGATTTGAGTAAGAAGGTCGATGCTATTCAGTACGCTCTGTATGCTGATGATGAAGTTGATGTTTACTACATAAAAGACGGTGACCAAAACAAAATAGGACGTTATGCGCTGGACAAACTTCCTGATGTGGTTGGCAAGGATATGGCCGACAAAATAGCGGAAGATGTCAAGAAAGGCGAGGTAAATGGAGAATATACCGGCAATGACCTAAAAGTTGGCGGCGAAGGCATGAAGTCCTTTTATGACAAAGTGCTCCCCAGTGCGATCAACAAGTATGTCAAGAAGTGGGGTGGGAAGGTTGGGATTGGTAAAGTTACAGCAGCGAATCTTGATATAAGTAAACGCCCAAATATGGACGAAATAGCAAGAGAAATGTTTGGCGCAAACTTCTACGACATAACAGAGGAACAGTCTCTCGTAGTAAATGAGGAGTCAAGGAAGCGTGAAACAGAGTGGAATAAATCCCCCGTCGCTGATATGGAGGCTCACTCGCTTAACATTACCCCTGACATGCGCAAGGCCGCTATGGCCGGGCAACCCCTATTCCAACGCGGGCCCACCGACAAACGCGGCTCCATCCGTTTTGGTGAGGACCGTCAATTCACTATCTCCCTGTTCGAGAAAGCCGATTTATCGACGTTTCTGCATGAATCCGGGCATTTTTACCTGGAAGTGTTGGCGGACTTGGCTACAGCCACTGATGCGCCGACACAGATGCAGGAGGATTTTGGCACCCTGTTGAAATGGCTGGGAGTGGAAAGCCGGGAACAGATCGGCACGAAACAGCATGAGCAGTTTGCCCGTGGATTCGAGGCCTACCTGATGGAAGGCAAAGCGCCCAGCGCTGACCTGCGGATGATTTTCGCCAAGTTCCGCGCCTGGCTGGTATCGATCTACCGTCAACTGCGCAAGCTGAATGTCACGCTGAATAATGACGTGAGGGCGGTCATGGACCGGATGCTGGCCACAGACGCTGAGATTGAAGCGGCCAAGACCGAGGCCGATACGGCACCGATGTTCACTACCCCAGAACAGGCCGGCATGACCGATATTCAGTTTGAGGCCTATCGCAAGACGATTGAGCAGGCCAATGCCCAGGCTACCGAGGAGCTGGAACAAAAGTTGATGCGCGAGTACCAGCGGGAGCAGCAAAAATGGTGGAAAGAGGCCTACGCCACGATGCGCAAAGAGGTGGCGGATGAGGTCAATAAACAACCCGCCTATATCGCGCTGGACTTTCTGCAGAAGGGAAAACTTCCCGAAGGCGTGGAGATTGAGCCGTTTAAGCTGGACAGAAAGAGCCTGATTGATGCCTATGGCATGGACTTCCTCAGACGTGTTCCACGTGGAACATACGCAAGGCTCGACGGCATGAATCACTCTATTGCCGCTGAAATGTTGGGGTTTAACAGCGGAGAAGAGCTGGTAATGGCCCTGGTCAACGCGCGCCCACGAAACCAGCTGATTAAAGCCGAGACAGACGCCCGTATGAGACAAACCTACGGGGACATGATGCTGGATGGATCGCTCCCAGCTGCTGCCCAGGCTGCAGTGCAGAATCAATACCGGGGGAAAGTCCTGGAGGCGGAGCTGAAAGCCCTGCAAAAGAAGGCCCGCCAGGTTAAGCCCTTCCTCAAGGCCAAGGAGAAAGAGCAAAAACAAGACAAGCGGGCCAATGTCCTCTTGTACCGCTCGATTGTACCAACCATGGCTGCCGCAAGAAAGGTCGCTGAACAGCGTATCAGTGCCAAGACGCTGCGCAACATCCAGCCCATGCACTATTTCTATGCCGCCAGAAAAGCCTCTAAGGCAGCGGTAGAGGCCGTCCAGCGGGAAGATTACATCGTGGCTGCGGTGAATAAGGAAAAAGAGCTGATTTCCATGGAGATGTACCGTGCCGCGGTCAAAGCTCGAGAAGAGGTCTCAGACTCCCTGGATAAGCTCAAGAAAATCTCTGGACCCGACGAACGGCTGGCCAAGACCCGGAACATGGATATGGTCAATGCCGCGCGCGCTATCCTGGCCAGCCATGGGATAGGCCGGACCACGAAACAGCCGATGGAGTACATTGAGAAAATCAAGCGCTATGACCCGGAAACCTATGAGGAACTGAGGCCTATCGTAGAGCCGGCGCTGTTCAATCCTCAACCGTACAAGGACATGACCCTTGCGCTGTTCCGGGATACTCGAGATGGAGTATTGGCTTTCTGGAAGCTGTCCCGACGCACACAGCAGATCGTGATTGATGGCAAGGTCATGGACCGGGATATTGTGATTGACGAGCTGAATGTCGTCACCGATGAGTTTCTGAACAAAAAGACCAAGCGCGAGGAGTTTGGCCGGGCAAAGACCAAGTGGGAAAAGACCCAGATGCAGTTACTAGGGGCTAAAGCCTCTCTGCGTCGAGTAGAGGGCTGGGTGGATGCGATGGACGGTGGCAACCCCAACGGGGTGTTCCGGCGCTATATCCATACTCCTGTGATTGAGGCGATTAATCGCTATCGCCTGGCGAAAACCGGGGTGATTGAGGAGTATCTGCGCCAGGTCAGAGCAGTGGAAAAAACCTTGGACAATAAAGAGATATTGGCCCCTGAGCTGAAATACAAGTTTCTGGGCAAGGTCGAGTTGCTACACGCCATCCTGCATACGGGGAATGAGAGCAACAAAAGCAAACTACTCCGGGGTTATGGTTGGGGAGAATATTTGGAGGACGGCACCCTGGATACCAGCCGCTGGGACCGGTTCATTGCGCGCATGATCCGGGAAGGCAAGATTACCAAGGCAGATTATGACTTTGCCCAGGGTATCTGGGATTTGAATGAATCATTAAAGCCCCAAGCCCAAAAGACCCATCATGATGTCTATGGCTATTACTTCAATGAAGTGACCGCCACTGAGCTTGAAACGCCTTTTGGCAAGTATAAAGGCGGCTATATCCCTGCGATTGTCGATGGTTCCCAGGTCACTGATGCGGCGATCCGCAAGGATAAGCAGGAGCTAATGGAGGAGGGGCAAAATTCCTTTATGTTCCCCACAACGGGGAGAGGCTTCACCAAAACCCGTACCGAAGGCTACGCCAAGCCCCTGCAATTGGACATGCGCACCATCCCCGCACACCTGGATAAAGTCCTGCGGTTTATCCATATTGAGCCAGCGGTCAAGGACGTGGGCCGGCTTGTTATCAATAAGAAGTTTCGAGAAAAACTTGACAGGCTGGACCCTTCGGCGGCCAAGGACATGCTCATGCCCTGGTTGCAACGTAGCGCGAGCCAGGTTGTGACCCAGCCAGGCAGCTCGCCATTAGCGGACCGGTTCTTTAAAGGTTTACGTAGGCGGACTGGCGCCAATCTCATGGTGCTGAATGCAGTGAATACGCTGCAACAATTTACCGGTCTTTCAATCGCTGCGACCAAGGTCAAGCCTCGTTATCTCAGAAATGCCTTATGGGACTATCTCCACCATCCCAACAAGTCCAGGGAGTGGATCACAGAGCGGTCGGATTTCATGAAAACCCGTGTCTTTACCCAGCATATCGAGATACAGAACACCATCGACCAGCTGTTATTGAATCCGAGCAAATACGACAAAGTGAGAGATTTTGTGGATGCGCACGGGTATTTCCTACAGCAGGGCACGCAAAATGTCGTGGATAACATCGTCTGGGTCGGCGCCTATAACCAGATCACGGAGACCGGTGTTACTGAAAAAGAGGCGGTACGCTACGCCGATTCCGTAGTGCGACAAACCCAGGGCTCGTTTGCTGCGGAGGATATTTCCCGGTTCGAGGCCAACACTGCCTTTGTCCGGGCCTTCTCCATGTTCTACAGCTATTTCAACATGCAGGCCAACCTCATGGGGACGGAATTTGCCAATATCGCGACCAATGAACTGGGGTTAAAGAAGGGCGCTGGCCGTGCTTTGTATCTCTATATTTTCGGTTTCATGATCCCCGCGTTTGTCGGTGATGGCCTTATCCGCGCGCTGTTCGGTGGATTGGATGATGATGACGATGATGAATATCTGGACGATTACATGGCCATGTTTTTCGGCACCCAGGTCAGGACCGCGGCGGCCATGGTCCCCGTGATAGGCCCGATTGCGATGGCAGGGATCAATGCTTGGAATGATAAATGGTATGACGACAGCATTACCACGTCGCCGGCAGTGTCCGCCCTGGAAAGTACGGTACGCGCCCCGTACTCCATCTATAAGGCGATTGTGGATGAGGGCAGCGATAAGCGCGCGGTGAAAGACGTGTTGACCGCGCTCGGTGTTCTGACAGGCTGGCCGACTGCAGCCCTCGCCCGTCCGGCTGGGTATCTGGCCGACGTAAAAGAAGGCAAAGCAGACCCGGAGAATGTCCTGGACCTGACCCGCGGCCTGATTTCTGGTCGGGACGTGAATCGATAAACGCCGTTGCGTTAGCGTATCGGCGGCAATAGAGGTACAAAATATTATGGCAACAGTCACGACAAGCAGACGACAAGGTATCAATTCCTCGGCAGCGATGAAAGTCCCGTGCCTGGCGGCGACAACCGCCAACATCACACTATCTGGCTTGCAGACGGTTGATGGTGTGGCTCTGGCCGCCGATGACCGTGTACTGGTGAAGGACCAAACGGACGGAACGGAGAACGGGATTTATCTCGCCAGTACCAGCGCATGGACAAGGGCCCCGGACTTCGATGGGGCACTGGATGCGGTTAATGGCACACTGTTCACCGTCGCCACGGGTACTGCCAATGCAAGATTGATATTCGAGCTGCAAACCTCTGGCACTATCACGATTGGCACCACCAGCCTGACTATTGCCGCACGTACCGGAAATCTGACTGGCGTTTCGTCTTTCATGGAAACGGTGCTGGATGACACGACTGCTGCTGCGGCAAGGACGACATTAGGTGCCGCTAGTCTTGCTGCAAACGATACCATATCGGGCGCTAATCTGCATACTGGGACCAACACCTTCGAGTATGGTCCCAATTATATCGCCGCCGCTGGAACGGATACCTATACAGCAACGCTGGTCCCTGCGCTTGTTGCTCTGAGGACTGGCGCGGTTTTCAATATTTATTTCACCAACGCAAATACGATTACAACCCCCACTATTGATATTAACGGACTTGGAGCCAAGACAATAAAATCAAGAACTGGGACCGCTGTTTATGTCGGGCAAATAGTTGGGCCACATACGTTATTGTATGATGGAACAGATATGTTATTGCTTACTTCTACCGATATAATACAGGGCACATGGACACCTACATTGCAAGATTCGTCATTTAGTGATGCAGAAAGCCAAACTTACATTACCCAGGTCGGAAGCTGGACATCTATGGGGGTACACGTTTTTATTTGCGGGAGGTTGGGAGTTAATAGTTTAGGAACGCTCACTGGTGGTGACCCCGCGTATATTGCCGGACTACCATTTGCAAATAGTACATCATTACCAGGGGGGGTTACATTTACATGGGCAAGCTCTCTTTTAACTTCTGCCGGTGAGCCTCTGAGTGGGGTAATAACTGCGGGGAATGTTATATCTATGTTTAAGTGGGACGCCACAACTGGAAGTAATGTTTTTACTGTTGCAGAAGTTTCGGCTCTTGGGGATGTTCGCTTTTTTGGTCATTATATAAAGGGTTAGAAGTTAACATTAAACGACTAATACTATTGGAGGCCAGGATGGATTTCCTAGACAGTAAAACAAAAATCGGCCTGACGATAAAGGAAATTATTGCTATCGTCGCCGTTACCATTGCCTCTGGTGCGGCGCTTTTATCAGTAAAGTCTGATATAGCGGCAGCCGTCATCAAGGCATCGCACATAGAAAAGAAGCATGACACGGATGTTGAGGAGATCAAGGACTATCAGAAAGAAGCCTATGAAGGCCTCAAACAAGACATCCGCATCATGCAGGAAGATATTAAGCAAATCCTGCGTGAGGCTAGGAAGCCTTGAGCCGGTGCTATAAACATTTCCTTATCGCCCTGGTGTTATTCTGTATGGCTTTGGTGAATCACAAAGCGATTTCTGCGGGTATAAAAGCATTATGGACGTTATTTTAGAACGGTTCGCCTATACCAACCTCGGGACTTTTGGCCGGTGGTGGATGCCAGGCGTTCCTGAGTTCTACACAGTAGAAAGACCCTGGGTGCCTTACCTCGACGATGCCCGTTATCCTTCAGGTGCTCCCTTTAAAAGCTGTATCCCTGAAGGTGTTTACGACTTGATCCCCAGGAAACGTCCAAAAAGGGGGAACACCTACGCGATCGTCAATGAAGACCTTGGGGTGTATGAGTTCAAACACGACGACAGGACACGGTATGGCATATTAGTCCACGTAGGCAACAGTATGCGCGATGTCGTGGGCTGTATCGCCCCAGGTGATGAGTTTGCCCCTTGTGAGTGGTTGAACCCACCCATTCCCGGTGTCCTCAACAGCGATGACAGTATGAAAAAGATCGCCAGCAGACTGGGCCGTTCCGAAACCCATCGACTGTTTATCCGGCAATATCGCCCGTTTAAGGAGGTAGCATGACCTATCAAGGTTTCATCCAGAAATCCCGTAGCTATGACCTAGCTGCCCTTAGCGGGGTTATTGATGCCGCGCTACTCACTTTCCTTGCCTATAACCCCGAACAGCTGGGCATTACTCTACCGGTCTATTTTGGCATACGATTGATATTGACGGCTCTGCAGTTCTATCTCCGAGCCAAAACGACCGGACCAGTGGGGGAGAAGTGAAATACCTGTATCCCTTTATCGGCGCCGTGTTGCTGATAACGGGGATATTTTATGCCGGCCATCGTCATGGGCTGGAAAGCTGTCGGGCGGCCCAGGCCCAGGCAGTAGAGCAAGAGCGCGAGCAGGAGGCTAAGGATTTGCAGGAGCTTGAGCAGAAGTCACAACTACGTGAGGTCAAAACCCGTGAAATCATCCGTTACATCCAGAGAAAGCCTGATCCGACTGGCTGCCTTGATACTCCTATTGACCCTGATGTTTATGAGCGGGTGCCAAAGGCTGATGGTCAAGCCCCCTGATCCAAGACTGACACGGGACTGTCTGAGACCCGTGATAGGCGGGAACACCTACCGCGATCTGGCTACGCTGACTATTGAGCAGGATGCCGCGATCCAGGAGTGTACCGAACGCATGCGGGTGCTGAGAAAATAGCTAACGCAGCGGCGTTTGGCATCAGCGTCGAACACTGATAAATAAAACTGAATATAGTTGCATCTCTGGCGGATAATTAGGAGTAAAGCATGAGCGGACCTACAAGCGGCGGCAGGCTGTTGAAAGGGCACGGCGATGTTGTTGAGGCGGATGACGGGATACTAATCGATCCATCAAGCCTAGCCCAGACCTTGAGTTATTCATCCGGCGTACTGCAGTACATTGAGGTAACGGCTGGCGCTGATACTTACAGACAGACATATACCTACTCTGGCGCCGATCTAACAGGCGTAAGCCAGTGGGAAAAGCAATAAAATGGCACGTACTCACGGCCCCGCCTTGGGACTAGGTACTGATCCTAAAACGCAGATCAATGTCTGGATGCGCGCCAATGATGCCTCGTCAGATTACGAAATCGAATACTCGACATCAGCGGATTTAAGCGGCTCGACAACAACCCCAACGTCAACGATTGCCTCAGCGACCAATGACGGCACCGAGACAATCACTATTTCAGGGTTAACCGCTGACACCACGTATTATTATACGCCCGTGTTGGCCAGCTCACGGGTCTTTACCTCCAACTTCCCGACCTTTAAGACATTACCCGCTTCGATGGTAGGACGGACCATAGCCGGGGGGTCGTGTATTTCACGCAGTTCCTTGGACTCCACCCCAAGCGTGAAAACCCTGGATTACATTCGGGAAACGGTCAACCCTGAGTTTTTGGCGATGTTGGGAGATTTTATTTATGCCGAAGATCCGACCAGTGGGTTTACGCCTTCCAGTGATCCCGGTGCCGCGACCCTGGCCCATTATCGCGAAGCCTATCGAAATACCTATACGATCACAGCGGTGGAAAACTTTGTTCGCAATATCCCAACGATACGGGCCATTTCCGACCATGACGTGATGGCGGACTTCCCAGATTCAGACTGGGCATCGAATCCTTCCGTGTACCCAAGAGTGGACGCGGCGGCGTCTTATTCAAGCTGGGCCAATGCGATTGACGCCTTTGATACGGAGTACGGGTTTGACCATATGGCTTCACCTAATGCGAACGTAGCAGGCGGGATACGTTACGGGCATTTTGTGATCGGCACCCACGTCTTTATTACACTTGATACGAGAAGTCATCGAAACGGCGCGGCGGGGCATTTTTTAGGCGAGACACAACGTCATTGGTTATATGGTCTGTTAAACACTTACCGCACAGGCTATGTAATTACGATTTTATCCAGTGATACCTTTGCCGGTGCCGCTTCAACAAACCGGGATAACTGGGAAGGGGGTCCGGCGTTTGATGCCGCTTTATACGGTTATCTTTACGAACGCGACGCGGTAGACGCGGCCTGTGCCCACATCTCATCGAAAGTTATCTGGGCGTGTGGTGATTTCCATGCCGCGCTCCACGTCAAGACTTATGGCGGTATCGATGTGATTTCCGCCTCTCCCTTTGACGATACCCAGCAAAGCTCCGTCGCTTCTATCGGTCAGGCGTACAGCGCAGAATTTCTCTCCTCTGGACTGGACAACCGGTTTTGGACCTTGACCTATGGCGCCAATCAAGCTGTGACGGCGAAAATCTATAAAGCGAACGCCGGGGGAACTAATACAATCGAAGAAGAATACTCGGTGGTCCTATGAAGAATTATGAACCCTTAGACGAATACGCCTTATTCTGTGACGGGACGGCGACGACCAATCATTTAAGCGTTGCCGAAGGAAGCACCCCCTCGGATGTCTTAAACGGCTCGAGTACCGGGGTAATGGCCGTCCATGTCAGGTTTGACGCCTCACTGGATCAAGCCACTGGCTTGATGGGTTTGGGACAAGTCGGGTCGGGGTTTAATTACTTCGACATGCAATTATTAACCTCCCAGCGTATGCAAATACGTGTGAGGGAAACCGGGATCGGGACAACGACCACCGCCTCACACAATGTCGGCACCATTAACGGGATAGTGGATTATTTCCTTGTTATTGACATCAATCAAAGCCTGTACTGGGCGTTTGTTAATGGAAGCGCAGTGGCAGAGGGGTCGGCGTTTGCCACCATCGCCAATCTTGGCCCTTGGACCGGTGACGGGTTTACCTTGTATAACCGATCTGGGACAAGTCGCATGGCACCCTTTAGAGGGTCTGTCTACCGCGCTCAAGTATGGTATCCAGGGACTTTAACCCTGGCCCAAATGCAGACCGCCGCGAAGTCGTTAGAACTGACCGGCACCAGTTCGTTATTGACCACTCACGTCATTGATATTAATCCCGATGCCACCGATGCCAACGCTACAGTCGTCAGAAATCAAGCTTCCGGGATCGATTTTGACATGGCCTACAACGGCTCAGACATTGTTTTTACTTCACAGGAAGGCTTGCAGTTCGGTGGATTACGCTCTGTCCCTGCATTAGAGGACTACGCACGAACGGGCGAAGATACCCAATTCGATACAGACAAGTGTTTGTGGGAGTGGTTCGGCAGAATGGACGAACCGCCTGGTGCGGGAACCGCTGACTCCATGATGGGGGATGACGCCGTCCAATTAGAAGTCCTGAATACCGCCGGTACGTATCAAGTCCGGTTCGGTGCTGCACTCTCTCCTACGGCTGAGCCTGTTCCTCAGTCAAGAGTTTACCACGCCGCAGGATGGGCGGACGGGACCAATAAATTCGCGGCGATGCACGGGTACGCCGGAACCGCCGCTGCCCTTGGTACTACCGCGCCATCAGGCGCTTTTAGTGTCTTGGCCCATGGACTTGGTAATCAAGATTTAGAGGGCATGGTCGCCGGTTTCCGGGTGTGGAAGTTCGGGGCTGCGGTCACAGTCCCCACAAACATGGAGGAGATACTTCGATTTCAATCAGCCCAATGGCCTGCCATCCATCCCATTTTGTCAGAAATGCTATTGACCGGTGATGCGGCACTGATGAACGCCGAACCCAGTGGAATCACTGAAACCACCGATAACAATTTTATGTGGTACACCACCACGACGAATACCGACAGCGCTTTTCTGGATTTTATTATCGACAATTCAGGTAAGCCAAGGCCTTATGTGGTCAATAATTCCGGCATAGACAGACGAGTGATTCATGTCGGGGCCAATACCGGAACATCCGGCAACAACCCAGGGACCAAGTTGAATCCTTATCTCGGCGCGTCTGCTTTAACTACAGCACTCGCTGCATTGACCGCAGGGGATGAGTGTCGAGTCTCCGCGACAACGACGTGGTCCTCAACGGATGTCACCGTATCAGTCGCAGGAGAAATTACCCATAGAACCCGGTTTAGTGCGGTGTCTGCTTCACAGAAAGCCTCTTGCACACAATTCAAGTCTTTGGTCTCCGATGTAGCTAGTCTCGATATTGTGGGCGGGTACTATAGCAACTCCGCAGGCCAGGGGATAACCGGGCAAGCTGGTACGTCAAAACTACGAGTGATTGGTGTGATTTGTGACAGTTGTGTGGGCGATGGGTTGCGTTTGAATGACCTGGATAACGAGGTCTATAACTGTCTATTAATTGACAATACCAGTGATGGTATACAAGCCACCGGTAATCCCGCTTTGCTCAGGAACAACATCGCAACCGGTAACACGTCAACCGCGATTAACGGCCACGCCAATACCGATACGGACTATAATTGCTGGAATGGAACTGTGACCGGCGCGACCGCAGGCACCTATGATCTTGTGGGGTCGCCCCCACTACTAAAAGATATTTCTGGAGGCGACTACACTCATCTCTCTAGGAGCAATACTGTATATAGTGGGTTAGATTTAACAGGATGGAGCCCAAAGCGTACCATGGGCCCGTATTCCTTTTTTCCAAAACAAGCTAAAAAATTTCATCCAAAATTTGCGCAATTGAGAGAATTAGGCATTATCCGCCTTATATGAGATCGTGATTCGCCTGGAGATTACCCGACAACGCCGGATCCAGACTCTGGAAAACATCATTAAATCCACACAATGATTCACATCTGCAAGCCCTACCGGCTCAATGGGTATCCTGACGCGGTTAATGGACTTCGCGACCTTCCTACTTTATTGCCTGGCGACACGATTGAAATACACGGTATCCATGACGCTGGTTACACGGACAGACAATTAATCATCGATGCCGCTGAAATTACAGTTTACTTCATGCCAGGCAGTCAATTATTGCCCTGCGCCTCACGGCTTGAAGGCCCGGACGGATGGGTAGGGCCAGATAGTAACGGGGTCTATCATCGGCCCTATAAGGGCAATACATTAAACCAATGTTTTGAGGATGGGAGGAGGCTACAAAAAGGATTCGGCCAGACAAACTGGCAACCCGGAACCTTTAACCAGGTAGGTAATATCTTATACATCAAACCTTATGATGGAACCTTAGAGCATGTTTGGCACACGAACGCCAAAGTAGGCATACAAGTATTATCCCCTAATGTCACATTACACTCCCCCCATATCAAAGGCTCCCGCTATGGGATTATTGTAAATGCTCCACATTGCACTATCCATAACCCTATCTGCGAAAATCACGGTAACATGGGCATTAGCTGGCAAAGAGCGCATTATCTGAAAATATTTAACGCTCAAATATCCCATTGCAAAAACGGGCTATATGGGAACACGCCCAAGATTACAGATCATAGTGATTCTGTATTGATCGACAATGCTCTAGTCACTGACAACGACCCGGAACAATATTACGAACCGGTAGACGCTACAACCAATCAGGGAGACAACCACCCTTTTGCGGTACAAGGTGGGAGCAACGGAGTGTATGACGTTACTGTCCAAAGGACAGGCTGGGGAGTGGGGCTGTATCAGTTTTTAAACCAACCGTTTATTGGTAATGAGTTTACCTTAGACATTTCCAACGTAGGAATTATCCACCCCACAATACAGCGAGAAGCCAGAGCCTTGTCTTTCTCAGGTGATCGGGACATTGAAGGACATCTCCATCACAGCAATAGCGCTATGGTGAGGATTGACCAAAGCCAAATCGGTATCTATATGAAAGCCAGGGACACAAAAGGACTCCCGCCCTGGGATTTGGACGCTACCATTTTCCGCTGTGATACAGGATTGTTAGTGCCTTTAGGAGCAGCCGCACTTAATGCCAATCTGACAACCAGCCAAGTCAGGCGTCCGTATGAGTTAGTCGGTGATGGCGGATCAGATAAAGTCAATATTACTTTTCAAGGGAGCGCTTGATTTCCTCTATAGCCTTCCCTGGCTATACATATTTAATTACATTTACGCCCTGTCCGATCATACCCATACCGGTGCCACACGATTCGATGGATATACATCGGTGCCGTGACAGGGACGGATTTATCACAATCAGGGGCATACATTTTAGGGGTAGATGCTTGCTTGGCTTTTAGCATGGTTTTCCCAGCAGCATAAATTGCCTGATCCCTTTCTTGCTGTGCATGGGTAATTTCAGTAGCCTTGATCTGCTTGATCAAGCGCCGGTCCCGCCAAGTATGAAAAGGTAGTTCTGTCTTGAAGCGCTTGGCTACGGTATCAACGTATTCAACCGCTTCCTTGTATTCCTGCTTGGCAGCATCGCGCTTGTCCTCAAACTCCCGGATCGGCGTATAATACAGCTCCTCCCATTTCGTATAATTCATTTCATCCTTGCTATCGAACATGGGCTCCCAGGCGCAACCGGTAAGCATGATACACAATAATAGAATTCTCATGATGGCCTCCTAGTCCAAAGTCTGTTGACGGTCGCACAACGACTCACGAAACGTCAGTATAGCGTCGGCCAGATAACCAAATGTCACCCCGTCACTATGAGGCCCAGAAACCAACTCAATATCGTAGGGGCCATTGAATGACTTAATTGCCGCCATGACTGCCCGTCCGTTCGGTTTTGCTTCATTCGTGTAGACACGGAATATTGGTTCATACTTGAATGTATCGGGACCAGTACTCACGCGCTCAAGCACATTGACAAAAATCTGCTCATACGAGTTCGGGGCAGGTGGGAGATAGCGAACTTTAAATATAACGGCGCGGTTCAACACAGCCGACCAGGGGAAGCGAATACTCTTTGGATAACTTGCATCGGTATAAGGGTCATACCATGTTTCTGCGCTTTTTGTTACGTTAGGTTGTGGATAGACCGCGCCATTGGCACAGGTTGGTTCAGGCAGTGCAGCATAGACGGATGTTGAGAAAAGCAATAAAATAAAAAGTAACGTTTTCATGATATTCTCCTTTGGTTGTTTATCGGTAGTTCTACTCCTTATATCGGGTGTTCCAAAAAAAGGCAGATTTCTCAAAATCTTTATCAACGATAATTACACTTATGTCGGGCCCAGATTTAAATTTTTTATCGAAACAGCGATCACAGCTAATCGTGTGGTATATATCGCCTTCAAGCTCAAATTTATCGACAACAGGTGATGTGCCACAAAACGGGCATGGCAATAACTCTGTGTTATCTGTCATCTTCCCCGCCCACCTTCGATTTCTGCATTAACCTTTTCCAATAAATCGTCAATCTCCTCACATGAAGCCATCCATGCCGATACAGCGTCTATATATGCTTGTGACCCCTTGCGACAATGTTGGCTAGGCTTAGGAGCAGGCGGCATAAGGCAGTCGCGCTTTTCCTTTAGCAGTCTATTTAAAAACTGCCAGTCAGAGAGGTGCATGGGTTCGATGCAATCCCATTCTGTTTTGTTATCTGTCATTGTCTAGCTCCTGTTTGATTCTGTAGGCTTGCCAATGGGTTTCTAGTTCATCATCTTCATATTGAGCATCGCAATAAATTAGTGCAGCCTTATAAGCCCTCTCCGCTATCTCCATGAGTTGCTGGCGGAGTTGTTCGTTTTCTTTTTTTAACCCTTCAATCCTGTCTGTTGCCTGCCGCATGGCTGTAATTGCCAAATCATTCGTGGCATTTTGCAATTCACTATTTAGCGCCCGGATGTCTTTATGTTCTTTCATGGCTTAATACCTTTAAGCAGACTTCGCGGATTTCATCAGCTTGCGCGGTATCGCATATCTCTACACCCCGTTTCCTCAGCGCCGCTAATAGAAAAGGCCACTCAATGCTAGTCCCGCTTACCATGCCGTGTGCTGCTTGTTCTATCTGCATTAGCTCAAAGGCATTATTCTCGGCTTCCGCAGCTTCTCGATCAGCTTTTTCTAATGCCTCACGTTGTTCAATCTGCGCCTTTGTGCGAATAAGCCCATGTTTTTCGTAACACTCTGGGTCGCCGTAGCTTTCGCATACAGGGCACTCAGGACAGATACAACTATCACCCGACCCCCCGCAGATTAAGCACGGGTAATCGTCGTCTGGGGGACCACTACAGCCCGGCGGGTAACTCCATCCAAATAATCCCATCATCACTCTCCTGTATCAGCAATGCCCTAGATCCACTCCGGGAAAATCTTTTCCCAATTAGGGATTCTTGCTTGAACTTTCTCGATTATATTCCTGTTAGCCTCTAGTATCTGTTTATATTCTCTGGCGTCATCCCTTCTGGCGTCGATCATCATGTTATTTTCAATCTCTAGTTTTAAACAGCGTTCCCGTAGCTGTCGAAGGTCTGTGAGATTTATCTTTTCTGGTGTATTGTCTAAGCTCATATCAGCAATGCCCTTATGTATCTGGATTCTCTAAACACCAATCTTGAACCTCAAGCGCTACCGCCAGATATTCAGTGCTTGGGTCTTTGGTGATTTCCTGTCCTGGCCTATAGGTTGCCCATATCCTGTCACGCAATCTCTTGGGCAATTTAAACCAGTGCTTTTTACAGCCCCACATTCTAGGCGGAACTTCGACATTACAGGTTGGCCAATGACAAGTATGTTTCATATCAGCAATGCCCCTTACTTGGTTTCATGGCTTCCTCCCCGCTAAAGCTTTGCGAACTAGCGGCCTGATTCCCCTGGGCTTTCTGCCGTAAATTACTGACAAGGCATTGGTGAGCGTTGATACGTCCCTACTATTATTGCTGAAACTTCCAGAACGATCTCTAATTCCTTTGATCATAATATCCTTGGCCTGTGTCACAGTAAGACCAGGGTTTATAACTGATGGCTTGTCGGAGTCATCAATACTTTTTAACAAAGTCATTATTTCAAATATGGTCGTAGGTATTTTCATATCAGCAATGCCCCTTAGTGTCCCAGTCGTTCAAAACGGAGCAGGTCAGCTCAGCAAACGCCCATACCTCACTATCTTTCGGTGCGTGTTCCTTTACATTCTTGAGTGACTTTGTGATCGTCCCATCGACGTGATACTCGCCAAATAGCTTCCGGGCAATGGTGGCGTTGAGCCATAGATCGAGCAGGTAGCCATTGAACAACCAGCGATAACCGATAAGGTAATACGGTAGTTTCCATATCCCCTTGCTCCTGTCTGCCTTGCCCTTGAGGGTATAGACAAACATAAACATATAGAGCAGGGCCATGACCTGGTTGTACCAAAACCAATCGAGTCTGGCCTTGAGTTCTTTTTTTAATGCTTTGAGGCGCTGCTTTTTGTCCCCATTACGCGCAACGTGACTTAATTCAGCAGCGCTTAGTTGTTTGTCAGTCATCATTCACTCTCCTGTTCCATGCGGCTCTATCCAGGTCTTCCCGCAGTTTCTTGCAGTATACGCACTGATCCGGCTTATCCTTGTTTTTGCCTACCTTTTCCAGCCACTTGTGCTCTCCTGTTAGCGAGTTAAGACAAGGCAATAGCTCTGGTGTGTCAGTCATCACCCTGCGCCTTGGCTCGTTCTATGAGATTCTGGGTCCACAGCTCGCCAATCATTTTTAATCCTTCCTCATTTATAGCGCTAACTGGTATCTTGCTATCATTTGTGAGGATAAAGAAATTAGGAACACGCGGGATTTTTATTTCCGTTGTGATTCGATATATATGTGCCTTCTTATTCATATCTCATCTCCTTGATGTATAATTCCTTGAATTTGTCGCTCATGTGTCACCTTGCTCCTTAAAGGGTGGCAATCCCCGGTGGTGGCCAGGCGCTACTCTGGCTCAGTGATTCCCTCATCGTCCCTTTCGGGCCAGCGGCTCACCGCTCCAAGCCTTATGACCTTTGATAATTCTGGATGTCATCTCCTGCGTGTCTGCTTTCCACGCCGCACCACTGGTTCATGCACAACTCTTTCTAAAAATTCAAAACTCATAAGGTTGAGGTTGTTCATAATTAATATGGGCCTTTAGATACTTCACCCAGCATTGTCATCACCTCCTACAAGTCTGATGGTCCCCTGTTCGGCTTAGGGACAGCGCCATAGTTACTGTGGGCCTTTTTTTGAACGTGGCTTGCCCAGGCCACATCACGGGGCTATAACCGCCCTTTGAGTTCTGGTGAACCACCCACCCCTCCATACTACTAAGCGCCAACTCAATAAGAGGCAGGTGGTTCATTGCTCGTTTCATACCCACACCACTATTCTGTCAGGTTTTCTCGGTTCCTCTGGACCACAGGCAAACTGTGCTGTGTCTAGTTTCCAATATACACAAGAGGCCATAGCTGCTAGAAACAGTCCTAGAATAATGCCAAGCAGTATGTCACTGACTAGGCGGTTCATTTTTAGCCTCTTTCATAATTGACAGTTTGTCTTTATGGTCTTTATCCAGCAAGCTCCATACCGCCTTTTTAACGTCATAACTCATTTCACTGGTAAGCTGCTCCACTGACATGGCATCCTCTTTGTCTGCGGCCTCTGCCAATGACTCTGCATAATCATTGATCTGTTTCACGCCTTCCGCCTCAAGCTCTCTGGCTATCGCTTTAAGCTTGGTTTTATCCCCTTTGGGGAAGCTGGAAAATAGAGCAATGCTTTCTTGCATATCCAAGGCATTGGTAAAGGCGAAAAACTCAATGGCGTTCTTTTCTGCCAAGAGTCCATCGAATCTTTCTTTCTGTTCGTTCGTGTAAGGTGACGCGCTTTCAACGCGGCTCTCATCACTTAATCCAGTCTCGATTGACAGGATCTTGAGTATTGCCGTTTTAGTGGCATAACTCATGGCCTTACCAGGGGCTTTGTCTCCGTGGTCTAAAGCGTGTGCTGTTGCCTCTACGGTTGCCTTGTCTTCTGGCTTGTCGATATTGACGAAATCTATTTCGTATTTCGCCTCAAAGCGTATAATGGGTGTGCCGCCTTTGGTGTGTGTGCCTGTAATGACAACCACTGAGGATTGTTCACGCGGCACCACCATTACGCCATATTCAATAAAGAAAGGGCGGACGGCAGCGGTCACGGCGTCATGCTCTACCGCTTTATAGCTTTCTACCTGCTTTTCCTTTTTGATATACGGCACTTTTGTCCGTATACGGTCTAACCTCTGGTAGATATTTAAATTCTCGATTATTTCTTGCTCGCTCATTTCTTCATCCCCATTAAAATCTTGGCCTGCGCCAGTGTCATCCGTATCCACTTAACAGGGATCACGTTGCCCCGCGCCTTAAATTGAACAAGGGCTATTCCCTTGCTGTAGTCCCAGTGGTGCATTCTGGTGATGTTCATGGCTTACCCGCTGGCTAAGCGTACATGTGGACACCATTTAGTTTTTGCTTCATCTTCTGTCATCACGCCTCCCTCTCAAATTCTTGCAGTGCCTCATCTTTGGTTTCTCCCGACCCTATAGGGTACTTCTTACATGACCTATCATATTTCATTCGGTCTTTTGTTTGTGGGTCAACCGCTGTGACATACCAGTAATTGCCAGACCAGAAATATTGTAATGTCCCAGTTATTTCTGCTTTATCCATCATTCATCCTGATCCGCTATCTGGCTGCAAAGGTCTTTGATCTGTTCAAATGTGAGGCTAAGATAGATATTCCCCCAGTCATCGTCAGTTACTAGGATGTCCACGCACTTATCTTGTGCATCTATGTCTATGTCGTCGTATTCGGCCTCATACCATGTGCTCATGGCTTACCCCCATCGACTATCGCCTGTGCGAGTTTCTTTACAATGGGGTGCTTCAATGCCGAGTCACAAACAAAGTCAGCATTGTCGGCATAGTCATAATGATCATCCAGCCAAGCCTTGAACATACCCGCCAGATGGATGGTGAAATGGTCTGGCCCGTCCAGGTCTTGCAGGAACTCAACCAGCTCGTTAGGATCAGTCAGGACTTGATAGACAGCCTTATCGAATTTGTCCGACTCTCTGGCTTCATCGTCCATATGGTCCTGTATTGCTGTTAGGTCTTGGTCTGACATGATGTCCTATCCTCTTTCAGATGGTTCAGCACTCTACGGGCAGTACATGAAGTACATCCGCAGTTCTTTTGCTTTTGTTCTAACTCGTTCCATGCAATCGCCGTATCTTCGGTCATTGGACAGCCCGCTATTGCTGACCTGGCCTCTGCCCACAAGTGCTGATCCGTGCAAGCTTGTGATGCGGCGTATCGCAGAAGTCTTGATACCGTTAGCCCTTCAGTTAAGGTCACACCCATAGTCTTTAATCCTCACTATTTCACCCCAAAAACCCGTAATTCTCAGCAACCCAAATGCAGAGATGGATGATTTCGTCTCTTGCTTTTAATTCCTCCTCATCGTCTAAGCGCTCGTCCATGTGGTCCATACAGTCAAGGAGATCGCCCAGGGTGTTTCTAAATCTGCAATAGTCCATGTTAGCCATAGTCTTTAATCCGCCTTCACGAAAACCCTGTATTGAGCAAATCCGTTAGTCGGGATTTCTTTAATTTCTCCAAGCTCTACAAGACGATCAACACACGCCAGCATTGCCCACGAATTACCACCCAATGATCTTGTGGCGTGATCCATGTCAAATGCCCCAGATATTTTAAGCAAGGTCTGCACGTTATCTCTGATTTTGAGAAATAGCTCCTGGCCTTCCTCTGTGAATATTTCGGGTTTCATTGCTTGGTAGTCGTACATAATTAATCCGCCTGCTTCTGTAGAAACTTGATCTCATTAAGCACATCACACCGATGACCGCATATCTCATACTGTTCAGTCATGGGATCGTCTGACTCCCAGCGCTTACAGCAGGTGGCCAGCTTTTCCGCTATTGCGGATAGCCGGTTTTCCAGTTTACGGAAGGCCCAGATTCTTAGTTCGTTGTATCGGTTCATTTCCTCACCCTCGCGTCATAATCCGGCGACAGCGCCCCACCTGATTTGCATAAACCCATCTTGGCAGAAATAATCCCCCGTGTCAACAGTCGCACTGTTTAAATTTCACAACAAGGTTGTTGCTTTGTGGATTTGTTCGTGTTATAAAAGGATTTATGAGACTAAATGCATATTTGAGAAAAACCAAAACCACGCAACGTGAGTTCGCCAACAAAATGGGTGTTAGCCCTGCCCTGGTTAGTGCTTGGGTGCTTGGAACCACTAAGATCACCCCGGAATGGGCAATTAAGATCGAGGCCAAGACTGACGGCGTTATATTGCGTGAACAAATTCACCCCAAGTTATACCGTGGGTTTGTGCGAGAAAGTGTACTTCCTCCATCTTAATGATGGCTTATACCCCGGTTGTGTGGAGATACCAGCCGGGGATTTTTTTGGAGGTGATTGATGCATAAATTTAAGATCGGCGATAGGGCGAGGATTATCGGCGCAAACCAGGAGTACCAACATTTAATTGGCTTGGAGTGTGAGATTGTGGCCCTTCCTGGCGCAAACAAGCACTTTGCTTCTGCCTATGAAATAGATTTTAAGGGAAAGCCGCACGCACATACGTATGCCGAGGAAGTTTATCTAGAAAAAATCCTCCCCAAAGAACAAACCTCTACCTGGGAGGAATTCACCAAGCAAACACAATGTGGCTGGCTGCCGGAGAAACAAGATGCTTAGAGCCCTCATCTGGTGGTCTTGGACCTGGGGCTTTATTAGTTGTCTTGTTGTATTGTGGTTATTCGGGTTTTTGGGGTGAGCACAGAGGGGCAGAAACATGACAGATAATACAGAATTGTTGCCTAAGCGATGCAAGCATGAACATGCAGAAGTAAAAAAAGCAGAAGCGCACTGGGTTGATGTCTATTGTCCACTCTGTAAACAGGGATGGCGTGGATACCCTTATGAGTATAGAACAAAGCGATGCATCAGAAAAGTGAAATGTGAGGAGTGTGGGTGGCGCAGCAATGAGTCTGAGGTTATGCGGGCACCGAACCCATGGGATGCCGGAGGTTATATAGAAGGCTGCCCAGAATGTAACTCCGTAAACAGCATGATCTATGTCTGTGACGAGCCGGAGTGCTGGAGCGAGGCAACGTGTGGAACGCCAACACCAGATGGGTATAGAAGGACGTGCGGTAAACACATGCCACCATTATGACAACCGTGGCATTAAATAGGAGTTGCGTACCGGTGCAAAATTATGAATAATGATCCTTCCGTGTCGGAATCCGACACTATCCGACACTGAGGAAACCATGTATTCAAAACTCTACAAGACAATCTTTGACGGCTCGCTCTACGGCCAATTTGAGGGACTAACGGTGTTTATGGCTATGCTGGCACTCGCAGACCGACACGGAGAGGTAGACGTGGCCCCAGCCAAGATAGCGGGATGTTTGGGATGTGACCTTGAGTTTGTGCTCAAGGGTATTAGTTATCTTGAGGCGCCAGATCCCCAAAGCCGGACCCCCGCAGAAGAAGGCCGCCGTATCCTCCCTTTATTAAATGATGAAAATGACAGCCGCCCTTTTGGTTGGAAGATCGTCAATTATGACAAATACCGAGCCATCAGGAATGAGGACGAAAGGCGGGAATATAAGCGTAACTGGGACCGTAAACACCGGACCAAGAAACGACCAAATCCGACCAAATCCGACCGCGCCCGACCGAAAACGACCTATACAGAAGCAGAAGCAGATGCATATATAAAACATACGTCCAATTCTGACGAATTGAACTTTAGTGAATTCTGGGATTTGTATCCAAGGAAAGAAAACAAAAAGAAAGCCCTCTCTGCATGGAGAAACTTACCAAAGACAAAGCGCGATAAAGCCCTTGTAGACATTGTTACGCGATACAAATACACCGAAAAGCGTTTTGTTCCCCTGGCCACTACTTACATGCACGGAGAACGATGGGAAGACCCACCACCCGAGAAACAAACCCAGGCAGGATCACCGCGTAACGACAATGAATTTATTAAATGGGCCGAGTCCAAAGGCATACGCGCTAGGGCTGGTGAGTCAATGGAAGCCTTTAGGCTAAGAGCCCAAAGAGAGGCTGATAGTGAACTGCGATAATTGTGGCCGGCATAATCCGATAAGGAAACAAGTCGGTGTCTAAGGGCACAAGTCCAACGGCTCCACACGTCTTAGAGCTACGGCAGAGGGACTCCGTACTAAATGAGATATTACGTTCATTTCCGAACTGTACGTTGTTTAAGTCAGGGAACTTAAAACTAGTGAGGATTAAGCCATGAAAAAACCACAGTGGAAAATCATACTCAGCATTATGTTATCCGGTCGTTGGTGGACGATCCCACAACTACAGAAAGAGCTAAAACGGCGTACCGGGGAATATGCCATGGAAACCACCATCTCTGCACGTATCCGTGATCTAAGAAAAAGCGAATACGGCGGCTATCAAGTAGAGCGCCGCTGCGCTAAAGACAACAAATTGCATCAGTATCGGGTGGTGATGTAATGGCTTCCCAAGATTACCACCGGAAATTATCCAAAGAACGCTCCGCCATGATGCGTGAGAACTCTGATTTTAAACGTAAGGCCGGGATAAGCTCACCAGAAAAAATCAATAAATACACACAAAGGCCGCCAGCCATGATCCCTTTGTTTTTTCTCTATCCTCCCAACTATGAGGCAGCAATAGAGAGCACGTTCTCACGTAGGGGGAATTACTACCCTGGCGACCAAGTAAAAAATGGCTGTCAAAGAACATGGTAAATATAGCAAAACTTGAGTTACTAATCAGGAGATAGAGAGGGCATAGACATGAAGATAAAAGTAAAACCAGAAGGCAGAGAGGGAATATGGATAGCCGACAAGGAAAGCGTTGTGGATTTTTTAATGGAATATGAAGACGATTATATCCATAACATCATACCAAATGGACCAGTCATGATGGGTGCTGACTGGTCTAAAGAGAGTGTTGTTGAAAAAGTCAGAGAAGCCGAACGGGTTGCAATACTTACGGGTGATTCATATCGCCATAACCTCAGACATGCTTTATCTGTAATTGCTGGCAATGAGTTATTCATGTTCGACATAGGTGAGATAAGCGATAGCGATCTAGTATAGAGGGCATAGACTATGGACATATCAGGATTTGAGTTGTATTTTTTATTGAAACTGGACGGCGTTAGAAATCTGTTGCTTCTGTTTGGCGCAGTAATAGCGCTTGTTGGCGGCGTTGCTATGTTGATAGCGCCAATGGTTATAAACGACTTTTCAACAGACGAAGAAGAGCATTACAAGATTTACAGGAAATTCGTGAAAATATACATTTTTATTGTCCCCGCCCTGCTTATATCAGGCACACTACTACCAACGACAAAGCAAATGGCGGCTATCTACGTTCTCCCTCCAATCATTAACAACGAGAAAGTCCAGCAAATACCAAGTGACTTATTGGACATCCTTGGGATGGGGATAGATAAGGCAAAAGAAGCATTGCAACCAGAGAAAGAATGAGAGGACATAGACTATGGTAAGCGAAGAAAGATTAACCAAAGCGCTTAAATACCTTGCTGAGACAGACGAGGAGTGCGCTAGGGCCAGAGCCTTAGTCAAAGGCTTGGAGGAACAGCGGAAAACTGTCAAAGCCCTAGCTTACCTGGAAGCAGAGGGAACCAACACAGACCGACAAGAGAAAGCCTATGCCAGTAGTGAATACACTGAACACATAGCAAGGCTGGAAAATGCTATCGCGGATTACGAACTGTTAGCTAACAAGCGTAGTACCGAAGCGTTGATCGTTGAAGTCTGGCGATCAGAAGGGGCAAATCGCAGACGTGGAACGTTAAACGGGTAACGGAGAGCAAGAAAACATGAGGGATAAAGGCAATATTTATATTCACATAATTGAAGAAGGTGATAGCCATGTTTTAAGCAAGCGCTTAGTTTCTAGTGTGCCGAGGCCGGGTGACGAGATACGTTTTAGTGTCGAAGGAAAAGAACAATTTTACGAAGTGACGCGTGTTGTATGGGTTTATGATGAGCCTGAACATCCTTTTGATCGGGTGAATATTGGCGTGAATCAAGTCATGATATAGGTTAATTACAGCGGGGATATGATCGATGAAATTGCGAATTAGAACTATGCAAGACAAATACGGTTCACGCCAGCATGTCTTATTTACTGACGAGTCAGGGATTGCGAAACCTTTAGTTGTGCTTGATACCATCGCCATCGATGAATTTATAAAAATGTATTACGACGAACAGAAGGCAATGGATAAGATTGTTAAGGGTTAATTGGAGCGATGGCTATTGAGTAAGGAATCACTATGAGTATTTTAGAAAAACTTGGGTATGACGAAGGTCGAATTATAAACGTGACCCTATCAGAAGATAAAAAGACGGTTGAGCTTGAGGAAGCCTGCGATGAGTTCTTTTATGTTGATTTGAACAAAGATGACTTTGCTAAATTTATTGATGAATTAAAAGCAATACATAGTCAAATGGTTGATGGAGGCGAGGGGATAGATAACTAATGGCTGACGTTATCAACATTGATGAACAGCGCCCACATTTAACAGGTGAGGCACGTTGTGTAGCTTGTGGCCATACTTGGGTGGCGGTTGCGCCTGTCGGCACTAAAGAGCTGGAATGTCCAGAGTGTTTAACAGAGAAGGGGCTTTATAGATACAACGTTGTACCTAACGGAAAGATCTGGGAATGTGATTGCGGGTGCGATTTATTCTTTGTTTTACCTACAGGGTTCCAGTGTTACCAGTGTGGGACAGAACAGAGGTTTTAGGCAACTAACGAGCAGCGGGGATATGACAATGTTTTCAGTAAGACAAAAGAGAGAAATAGCCGATAAGGTGCAGCAAATTTTAAGAGAAACGGGGCATCCTGAATTGCCAGAGGGAGAAATAATATTCAACTTACATGTGGATGGAGCAGAAGCTTGGTCTTGGGCAGACATTCGTAATAATGGAGCTGTGGAAAATCCAGAGGTAAATCCATGGAATGAAAAACAAGACCATAAAAATCTTTAGTGGCGTGGTTAATTGGTCGGAGGACTATAGGTAACTAACGAGCAGCGGGGGTATAGATATGAGCCACATAGAAAGGTTAGACCTACAGCCAGAAGTTTTGGAGTTATTGGTTAAGATTGTTGAGCAAAACAGGATCATCTTGGAGCAGAATGGGGCGCTGATTGAAACATTAGCGTCCCCGCCTACTCTTGTGTCTAGAGACTATGTGCATGGTCCAGATGATCGCGGTTTTGGGCCTATCGCTAGGTAATGCCATTAAAACGAGACAAGATACTATGAGCTTCTTCAAAGAACCTAGATTCAAAAGCAAAGCCTATACTGACTGGGTCTGTACCCTTAACTGTGTTGTCTGCGGTGGTAATGGCAGCCCGGTTAATCAGATTGTACCCCACCACATTAAAGGCGTTGGAGGGTTAGGTGGAGCAGGGCTTAAAGCGCCGGACAACTATACTATGCCCATGCATGTCACTTGTCACACTAATTGGCATGGTGACTCCCATATCAACCAAGATTTATTGGAGAACCAATGGGAATGGACGGCGAGAACACAAGCCGCTGCTATTGTTGCCATAGCCAATGGAGAGCTGAAACTGTGACTATAATTGACCAGATTGTATCAAAGATTGATAACTTCTATCGCCACTACGGGAAACCCCCTAAATATTTATATCTAGGGTACGAAGATATGGATGAGTTTAAAAGAGAAACTGACTATTTGATTGTAGGCACAACGAAGCCGGAAGAAAGACGTAGTTTTCATGGATTGCTGATTTATGAGGTAGATGCTGAACATCATATAAATGTTTCGATGGAGAGCTGAAACTGTGAAAGAAGATGATTATATTATTGCAACGAATAGGGTCAAAGTAACAGAGGCTATAAATCTGCTTCGCGAAACGTTGTCAGGGGAGAAGTGGGGAATCAGCGATAAAGCTAAAAGTGACATGATAGGGAAGCTATGCGCCATAGAAGATAAGCTATTTTCTATGATAGAAATTGATGCAGGGGGCTGAAACTGTGATTAGCCCAACAGTAAACAGCAAAAAGCTACTTGAAAAAGAGGGCTATGCTGTGGGCATTACTGAGAAATGGAACCCTCATGTAAAAATTAGGCAGGACTTATTTAATTTTGTAGACCTACTAGCCATACATGAATCATTAGGGGCAGTAGGCATACAGACCACCACACAGGCGCACATCAGCGAGAGGATTAAAAAAGCCATAAACTGTGAACACTTCAAAACATGGCTCAAGGCAGGACTTAAGGTTGAGTTTCACGGCTGGCACAAGAAAAAGAATAGATGGGAAGTGGACAGGCGCGAAGCCCATCTGATAGACGATAAAGTCAACGTTTCACGTATTCCATGAAAGCGACAATACAAAAAGACGTTCTTAAAATGCTGAACAACCATCCAGAGGTTGCTTGGGCTATTGATTTTAGATCAGAGCTATCAAGCATTATCGGTCAAATGATAGATGGTAGATTACTCGCGATTGAAGTCAAACAACCAGGAAAAGAACCAACATCAGAACAATATGAGTTCCTGGCCAAGGTCAATGCTAATCGTGGCATAGGGTTTTGGGTTTACTCACCAGTCCAGGTTGATCAGATTATGTCAAAGCTGGACATATTGGCAGCAGTATAGGAGGTAGATAGTGACTAGAGCGCTACATTTTATAGGGTGGGTTATCATTTTAACGGCGATTGTTGGAACCATCATTACTAGATTACAGAACCAACATCTAACAGAGACACAGCTTTTTCTAGAGTACTGGTATGTATGGGTATCTGTTGTATTTAGTCTAGGATATGGCTATTGGTTGGTGAGGAGGTAGATGATGCGGAAGATTAAATTCAGGGGCCGAGTGTCAAGAGGGATAGCAAATTCTGGGTATTGGGACTATTGGGGTCTTAGTGGCACCGATCTGATTCATGTCATAGACCCAGATACTATTGGGCAATACACGGGACTGAAAGACAAAAACGGCAAAGAGATATATGAGGGGGATATTATCTATTTTGGCTATGGCATCCCAGGTCGCGCAGTCAATGCGCCTGTTGAGTTTATCGGTGGGGCATTTTACGCAATAACAAAAGGCCACAACCCAGATAAATGCCTTGTTGGTGAACTAGAGGAGTATGTTGGGGAAATAGAAATCATCGGCAACATATACGAAAACCCAGAACTACTGGACCAGGTAAAGGGTGAGGAGGTAGAGACATGAAGATATCGGGGGTAGTGAAGCTATGAGCACATACGGTGAATATTGCGAAGTCTGTTACCACCCCAAGGAGGACGTTGACCATTGCAAGCATCCTCGTTGCCCAACATGCAAGATGTGCAAGGGGACGGGATGGAACCATAACGTACAGTGTAAGCCTTCCAAGGCGCACCCATACGGGTGGAAGTCAGCGAAATGTGATTGTGGAGTGGATAATGGAAATTAAAGGCTCTTGTAACCCCATAGTCGGCGGCATGGTCATAGGGACTATCTTTACTGCGTTGATTGCAACCATAGTCGTATTGATCTGGTTCCGCCCCGCCATTCCTACCACTAACGAACTGGATGTGGCTATCGTTAAGGCCGTGTTTGCGGAAACGAAGGACTTTTGCGCAAAGATCAACGCTAAAAGGTTCAAGGGCCAGGCATCGGGTTTACACATAACAGCAGGGTGTAGCAAATGAATAACATTTTAGTTACTGGCGCCACAGGATTTTTCGGCAAGGCCTTTATCCGCTTTGTACTGGACATGGGCGTGCAGCGGGTCTGTGTCTACAGCCGAGATGAGTGGAAGCAGGCCCAGATGCGTGAGGAGTTTGATAATGACGATAGGCTCAGATGGTTCATAGGCGATGTTCGTGACTATCAGAGACTGCACCGAGCAATGTCTGGAGTGGATACCGTGATTCATGCGGCTGCACTAAAGCGAATTGAGGTGGGTGAATATAATCCTGACGAGCTAGTCAAGACTAATGTCAATGGGGCCATGAACGTGATTGAGGCGGCTCTCAGCACCAAGGTCAAGCATGTGGTGGCGCTGTCTACGGACAAGGCGGCCTCTCCGTACAATGCCTATGGTGCATCCAAACTCTTGTCTGAAAAGCTGTTCCTTGCCGCTAATAACATAGCCGGGCAAGGTGGGCCGACTTTCGCCGTAACACGCTATGGCAATGTGGCGGGGAGTACTGGGTCGGTGATCCCGCTATGGCGTAGTCTGCAAGAGGCTGGTGCGCCCATTGTGGTGACGGACCCAGACTGTACCCGTTTCTGGATGACAAGCGAGGAAGCAGTTAGGTTGGTGTTTTGGGCGGTCGGACGCCGAGACATGGTGGTTCCAGACCTGCCAGCATATCGGATTGAGGATTTGATTGTTGCCATGGGTGAGAAGCTGAGCGATGCCGTGAAGGTAGACATGCGGCCAGGGGAGAAAAAGCATGAAGCCATGCTCAGCGAGCATGAGTGTTCAGAGTTTTACAAGTCGGATATATATGGGTACTGGGTGCGCGGTGCCTTTGAGTTCGGTGACTGGCCACTGGATAAGCCACTGACCAGCGACATAGCGCGGCGCATGAGTATTGAGGAGCTGAGGAGAGGATTGGATGAACTGTGACCCCTATCAAGTAGTGCGTGACTTCGAGGCCGCCCTATGCGCCTACACCGGGGCGCTATATGCAGTGACTACGACCAGCTGCACTATGGCGCTGTTGTTGGCGTGTGCATGGCATCTTGATAGAGGGCCGACTGGTAACGCCATGAGGTTGTGGTCTCAACGTGAGCGCATTAGCATCCCGAAAAGGACCTACATCAGCGTACCGATGTCAATCATACACGCAGGCGGGTGGCCGATATTCAAGGATGAGGAGTGGGAGGGAGAGTATAAACTAGAACCGTTGCCAGTCTGGGACTGCGCTAGGTGGTTGCGCGGAGATATGTATCGTGCAGGCCAATTTATGTGCTTGAGTTTTCATTGGACGAAGCAACTGTCCTTGGGCCAGGGCGGAGCGATTCTCCACAATGACCCAGAAGCCGATAAATGGTTACGCCGCGCACGCTTCGACGGTCGCACAGAGGGATTGGCGCCAAAGGCTGACACCTTCGACATGATAGGACACCATTGCTACATGAGCCCTCGCGATGCGGCAGAAGGATTGAGCCGACTGGCGACATTGCCCAAGCACAATGACCCTTTACCTAATGACGATTACCCAGACCTTTCCAAAATTGAGGTGTTTCGATGAATAAAGACGAACCCATCACTTGGGCAATCAAAGACCATGGCGGCAAGGTAGTCGTGGAATTCTCAAGGCAAACCCGCAATGTCGTGATGGACCCTGAAAACGCCAGGGCTATCGGTGAGGGCATAGCGAAAGCTGCCTATGCCGCACAGTATGGCGCAGCCCCGGAGGAAGGGCGCAACGTTATCAGCGAGCAAGTGATGAGCAAGCTAATGACCCGCCTGACACTGGTAATACGGCAGATGCAGGATACAAACAAGGCACCAGCCTACATTGCATCGAGTGTCTTGGACGTTGTGATGAGGGAGGTGACATGAATTCAATCTGCATCATCCCCGCGCGCGGTGGTAGTCAGCGCATCCCGGGCAAGAATATCCGGGAGTTCCACGGCAAGCACATCATT